GGCGCACGGTCCGCAGGGCTCGGGTGTTTGGCAATTCGACGGGCTCTGTGGTAAGATTCCAAAACTATCGAAGCGGGTGTCGTATAACGGCTATTACCCCAGCCTTCCAAGCTGGAGACGAGGGTTCGACTCCCTTCACCCGCTCCATGAAAATCGCCTCGCAGGCAGTCGGCCCGCGGGGCTTTTTTGTTTTCTGCGCTCTTGTCGGGAGATCAAGAGCGCCGTCGGTTGCGGAAGAGTTTGAGCTTCGCAGTCAGCCTCAGAACGCCGTCATGGGCGGAGGATTGGATCGTGTTCTGCAGATGCGTGCCACACCTGAGTGGAAAGCCGCACGAGCCATGCCGAAGGGCAGGGAAAGGACAAAAGCTTTCCGCGATACTCGTGTGCGGTTCCGCTTGACGAATACGACTTGTTGGTGAAAGTCGTATCGACAAAGAAGCTCAAGCCTACGCAGCACGATCTGCTGACGGGGCAATTCGTCAAGCACGAACTTTGGGAGCGACGCGTCGTGGCGGCTTGGCTTAACCTGTTGTACGCAGGTCTTGACAAACAAACCTACGCCCCGGAACAAGGCTCGGCTATATCGAAACTCTCCCGATTCACCGACGAGGTTTGGCTGCCTGACGAATGGCGCCCGTGCCGTGGTGGCAATTGAAAAGCTGTCGCCATGTTGCGGCAGCTGCAGGATCAAATTGGTGGATGGTGGAGAGCCGCCCATTCGCGAACGTGACACGCGTAAAAAATGGACATGATGACAAACCGTTCATCACCCTCTATGAGGAAAACTAAGGAGCAGGTGCATCGCCAAACAATCAGATCAGCTCATGAAGAGATACGGGTGCGACGCAGATCTCGGTGTGGTGATGAGGGCTTGGTTCCTGCGAATCTTTCATGATGCGACTTCGGGCCGCAAGGGTTTTTGCGTGCTTTGCTCTCATCTTTTTCATGAAAAAAACAGGGCTCGGAACTTAGTCCAGAGCCCTGTTCAGAAACTGGCGGAGAAGGGGGAATACTCAAACGAGCGCGGGACAAGGGTTTGAGGAGGGGTTTTAGAAAAAGAACCACCAAAAGAACCACCGGCGAGAAAAAGTGTTTTTACCGTGTTTTTTTGCTTGTTGCGTTGCGTGAGTCTCTTGCCACGCGGCTCAGGAACTCGCGTAGCGCAGCGATAGGGTACGCTGTTATCCCCGGGTAGCCCACAGGATCAGGAAAGCCGCTCTCGATCGCCCAGCGTCGTAATGTTGACTCAGATGCGCCGAAAGCCGCGAAAACCTCCTCTTGCGTCAGAAACGCATAATCGGGAACGTTTGGGTCGAAGAGTATGGCGCGGATGCGAGCGCCATCAATCGACTTGTTTGATGTCATGATGTACCTCCTCACGCCGCCTGTTCAAGTCGTTCGTTCTTGGTGATCTTGCCTTCCTTCAGGAGCTCCTTGTAAAGCCTGAAAAGTCCCTTCGGCGTTACGTGCGCCGTGATCGACACGCTCAGTCCTTTTTCAGGGTGCGTGAAGTTCGACACGCGAGGGCGCAGGACGCCTTGCTTCACGCGGTCCGCGTAAGGTTCATTTTTCATTGTGATCCACGAGTGTGCGCGTAGCCAGTCAAAGAGGTGCGTGGCCGGATAGCCGAGCGTCTTTGCCGCTTCACGTATGAGCATGTCACCGTAGGATGCTTCTACCCTCTCAGCAAAGGCGACCTTCGGAGCGTCTTCCGCGACTTGGTGTTCAAGCGCTGCTTGCTTCTCCAATGAAGAGGCGAGCTGTCGCAGCGCCGTTGGATAGTCCGGCAACGCCGGAGCGGTAGCCTTGGCCTTCGCGATCTTTTCGCACTCAATGAAGTAGAGGCGGGCTTGCTTGCCTTTCGCATTTCGTTCGACCATTGCCAGTTCTTTTGCCATGCCGAGGGAAACGGAAAATTCCTTGCTCGGACGACCGCCAGAACTTTCGCTCAAAAATGAGCAAAAGTCCGTGTTCTCGACAAAGCCGAAGTCTTTGATGCGACGAGCTATCCAGTCCTTGAACTCGGTCTTGACGCCGAGGAACGCATGAAGGTCACGCGCGTTGACGGTCTGGATTTGTTCGCCGCCAATGGTTGCCGCACTCAGTGCGATGATTTCGGTCATGGGTTCTCCTTAAAACGGTACTTCGCCGTCGTCATATGTCTGGGCTTGTTCTTGCACGCGTGAACGTCTTGCCGGTTCGGCCTGTTGCTGTTGTGCTCGATCCTTCGCACTCTGGACGAACTGGAAGTGCTCGCAGATGACTTCTGTCACCCATCGGTCGGCGCCGTTTTTGTCTTTGTACTTTCTCGTTTGAAGACGGCCACGTACCCAGATCGGCGAACCCTTGTGCAGATACTCGGCAATTGTCTCGGCAGTCTTGCCAAATGCGACGACGGTGTTCCAGTCTGTGACGTTTTCGTATTGACCGTCCGCGTTTTTCACTCTACGGTTTGTGGCGACGGCCAGGGAAACGAAAGCGAGGTTGTTCGTCCCATATCGGAGGTCAGGGTCGCGGCCAAGGCAGCCGCAAATGGTCACTTCGTTGATGTTCAGCATTGTTGTTCCTTTGAAATTCGGTTGATTTGTCGTTCGATCTTTTCGTGCATTACCCGGTCGACCTTGGCGCTGAAGCCGGGAATCAGAATGCGGAGCTGACTGATCATTACGAGGCAGTCGGCGCATTCCTCTGCAAGGTCGTTTTCAAGCACGGTGATGCACCGGTACTTGCCGCCGGATGCTTCGGCTTGTCGTGCGAGCGCAAGACGTGAAGCCGCAGTTGCAGCCTCTCCGAACTCTTCGGCAGCCTTGAGCGTCTGATGGTCTCGCCCGTAGTGTCTGGCAATGTCTTTCAGTTCTTCGTCGATCATTCTTCGTAGTCCTCACACCAAGGACGGAAAGAAAGCTGATACCTGCTGACGTCCAGCTGTCGATTGTGCTCGTCGAACCAGTCCCGTCCGTTGAAGTACGCGTACATGCAGAATCCTTTGTGGTCGTCACGAGGGACGAGGCTGATCTGGTAGTGCCCGCGTTCCGGGCGCTCTTTCTTAAAGGAGCGCCATTGTTCGTTGTCATGTTTGTTCATTCCTGCTCCTTGATCTCTTCAATGTCCTGCCACTCGATCCGGACGTGCGCGAGGCATGCGCCTATCCATATGCCGACCGTGATGCCCTCGGCAAGCTCGCGATCTGTTATTCGACCGGCTTTGTGAGCATCCGCAAACGCGGCTGCATACTTGTTCAGACGTTCGTGGAATTTGCCACCGGACAACGTCTCTAGTTTTCTTCGCGCTTTTTCGTCGCGCAGTTGAAATGTCATTCGATCAATCCTTCCTCTTTCATGACGCGGACCGGCTTCAGGTGGTGCTTCATAACGTAATGAAGCGCTTGGTCCATCTCTTTGTAGGTGAAGCCCTTGAACAGCTCGATCAGGTTCGGCAGCAGGGCTTCTGCTTGCAACAAGTTTTCTTTCGCAATCACGTGCTTCTCTTGCCAGATGCGCCAGGCCGCGTCGACCTGACGCCATGCCGGCTCAATCTCACGCCTGAACTCTTCGCCTTCTTCGAGGTCGTAGGACAGGCGGTCAGCTAGAAGTAGAAGCCCAATCAAATAAGCCCACGATTCATACGTGGGCTCCGTTCTGAAGGACTGCAGGTGAATGCGGTAGTCGAGCTCGATGCTGGCGGCTGCGCGGTCTGACAGTCCCTTGTTCGCCGAGATGTCGAGCATGTCGAGGTAGCCGATGCGGTGCCTCCTTGGGTCGTACTTCTTCGTGCGCTTTTTCTTCGGTTTCTTACTGGCAGTCATCAGAATTGCCCCCTGATCTGAGACGCGAATGCAGGTATTGTGCGAGGCACCTCTGGCGGAAGCGTGAGGCGATAGACCTCTCCTGTAGCGCTGTTCATGTACTCGGAAACTCGCCACTTCTTTTCTTCCGTGTCGAGGCGCGCGTCCGCTGCCAAGAACGCGAAGAAAACGACCGTGATGACACAGTCTGCACCGAAGAAAAAGCCCTGAACGAAATCCGAATGGATCGGCAGTAGAGCGGCGATCCACATCAGGCAGAACATGGTGACGTTTCTCCACTCAGAGATCATTCTCTCGATCAGGCTTTTGATGAAGAAGGCCGTCAGTTCGGTTTTTGAGTGAGGTCTCATTCCGCGTCCTCCTTTTCCAACTGTATGCGGATCGAGCGATAGTCCTTCAGCTTCCCGACCGCGTAGGACAACTTGCGGATGGCCGCATCGACCTCCTCCATGGTCGGAGGAGGTCGGCCCTTCCATTCATTTCGACACGACGTGGCGCATGCCGCGATGGCTTCCAGTGCAAAGAGCGCACGGCGACGATGTTCTCTTTCGTGCCTCATTCCTCATCCTCCTTCTGTTTGACGAAGTAGCCAATCGGGAAAAGCGTTGGCGCGATCTTTCCCTTGGCCGGGACGTGGAGGATGTAGAAGCCACCCAGCGTACCTTTTGTATCGACTGGGTACAGGAACAACTCTCCGTCACACTCCGACTCAGCCTTGCGCATATCTTCCAGCGTCGCGCCGATGTGGCATGCGACCCGCTTGCGGATTTCCTTTTTCATTTCGACTGGCATTCTTCGTCCTCCTTGATCTTCGATATCAGGAACGTCTTGAGCAAGAGTGCAGCATCGTCTTGCGAAACCTTGCTCACGTCCTCAGTAACCTTCTGGAAGATCGGCTTTGCTGCTTGGTTCAAGATGACGCAGGTGCGGGCTATCTCGTTCGTCGTAAAGTGGACTTCATAATGCCTGCCGTTCACGTAGAATCCGTAGCCCCACATATTCTGAGTGCCCTTGATTTCGCAGTTGAGGCGCTGCATCTGTACCCCTACCCACTCCGTTTGGGCCTTTTGGAAAGCCTTTGCGTCCTTCGCTGCCCGCAGGATCGAATTCGCGATTTGCTCGGCTTCGAAGTGCCACATGTCGGCGATATATCCCCCTTCTTTGACTAGGACTCTTACAGAGGCCCCGCTCCTTTCAATAAGCGCGAGAAAGTCACGATCCTCGTCAAGCGTGTTTTCGTTGCTTTCGATTTTGGCTCGCTCGATTGTGAGTGCGTAGTTGCAGACGGAGTGGGCGATATTCTGGAGGACTTCCTTGTGTTCGCTTTTGTGGCTTTCGAAGGCGATCAAGAGAGCAGATTCGACGAGGAGAGAAGTGTCGATGTCGTCGATCCGGTTGTCATACTGATTGTTGATGTCGAACAGAGCGGACCGGATGATTTCATGGGAGGTTGCTTTTCTAAGCATGAGTTTCTCCTTGTAGAGATAGTGGGTTAACTGTTTTCGTGGATTTCGTCGTCAACGACTGGGCCTTCGAGATACTGATCTGCAGCGGTGCCCTTCTCGATGAACTCGCCTTCGATGAAGTCCTGCTGCGTGACGGCCTCGCCACGGTCTGACTTCTCGTCGATCTCGACGGCGCGGACGGCCTCGATGCTGACGGGGAGATACTTGAAGAGGCGACGAATTACGGTCTTCTTTGCCATCTCGTCCCAATGCGAGGACCAGGGGCCAGAGGTGCCGGCTTTTGAGGTCTTGCGCACAGCTTCAATCTCTGCGCGAGACATAACCTCGAATTGAACCCCGCCGCCCTTGAGCTTCGCGACGGCATAGACGTGAGTGACATTTCCTCGATCCGCAACCGATGCAGGGATGTGCTCGATGTCCGGATCAAGACCGAGCTTGTAGTTGAATGTGTCCTGTTCGTGCACGCAGTAGGCGGAGAGGCTGACGATCTGTCCGGATCGACGTGCGAGGTCGATCATTCCTCGGTAGCCGATGATGAGCTGGGCGTTCGGACGACCAGACTTGTCTTTGCCATTCCCGAAGGGCAGCAGGTAGCAATGCCCGAGCGCGGAACCTGGCTCAAGGCCGAGAGCAGCGCACTGGAGGACTGCGCCGTAAAAGCTCTCAGGGGCGCACTTCAGAAGAGCCGGTGCCTTGCGGCACTCAGTCATGACGATGCGCGTCAGGCGATCAGCAGTCATGCTCTTCGGAAGTGCCAGGGCCATCTGCGCCTGAAACTTTTTCGAGCGCACGACGTCGATGACGGTTGCGGCTTTGACCTGTTGCACGACGGCGGTCTGTGCGGCGGCAGGTGCGACCTGCGATTTGAGAACGTCAGTAGTTGACATGAGTTTCCTTTTTAAGCGAGTCGAAGGATTCGGGTGGAGGTGGTCTGTACGAAATCTGCGTACAGGTCAGGGTGTTCTTTCTTGAATGCAGTGGATGCGAAGCGGGAGCTGTTCTGCGCCTTGTAGGTCACGGCCTTCTCGCCGCCAATGAGTAGTCCTGACTTCTCGCCGATGGCTAAAATCACGCGGTTTGCGACGGCCTTTTCCTGGTCTTGGAGCTCCTTGATGCGCTCTCTGATCGTGCGCAACTCGCCAATGTCGGCCGCTTCATCGTTGCTGGCCTCGACCATCTCGCCGTCATCGCGGGCGTACAGCTTCTTGATGTCGTCGGCATTGATCGGATCGGGAGGGACGTCAGCGAGGACCTTCTTGAACCAGAAGGCGTGGCACTTTTCGACGATGGCTTTGATCACGTCCTCGTCGCGCCGCACTTCGTACATTCGGAAGTCTTGTCCGCCGATGAGAACAGCGACATAGAACTTCTTGATTCCGGTAACGGCCATGTACCACTGAATCTGCGTTTCGTAGTAGAGCGGAATCTGGTGCTCGGTGACGACATTGCCGGACACGATCTCAGCTTTCTGCGAAGGTCCCCACTTGTCAGCCATGAAGGCGTTGGCGGTCTTGCATTCAAGGCCAACGTCGGTCGAAAGCATGAGGCTTGTTTCGGCTGCCTTTTCGGGCTTGTGGACGCGGACCGTCTTAGCAATCTGCTCGTTGACGATCGCCCGGTCGATGTTGCCGCGCATCCAGCCTCCCTCGCCGGTTGAGAGTAGGAAGTTCACGCGTTGAATTTTCATTCCGGTGCGCTTGCTGAACTCTTTTGCAACCACGTCTTCAAGCGTCGTTCCCCAGTAGGCTGCCTCACCTGCCTGTGAGCCTTTTGTCTTGCCGGTCTTCTCTTCCCACAAGCTCAATGGCGTCTTGTAAGGGTTGAGTCCGAGGACCGTTGCAACGTCTGAGCCGCCGATGCCCTTCGTGCGTTCTTGCAGCCAGGCATCGCGTTCCATCTCTGCAGTCTTAATTGCTGCCATTCAAAACTCCTTGAAAGAGCGCGGCCGCGACAATTGCGAGCGCTCCTACGAGAACAACGACCTTCCAGATCAGCGAGGGCCGTTCACACGAAAAAGGCTCGACGTTCTGCCGAGCCTGCTTTGCTGCGCGCCGCTGCTCGAGCGGTCGCTTTCGAGTAATTCGTTTCATGTCGAAATCCTGGGGGATGTGGTCAATCGTCTTGACTGGGTCTGAGTAGCTCATTGTGTTACCTTGAAAATCCCGCGTTGAAAAGCTTTGTAGACTGCTTCTGCGGCAGTTCTCGCGCAAAGCACGCTCATCATTTCTTCGTGGTAGTACTTGACGGTCGTTATCGCGATGCCCATCTTTTCGGCGATTTCGCGTCGTCTGAGACCTTTCGCGACGAGCGTGAGGTACTCGATTTCGCGCGGTCTCAGGTTTTTGCGCGGTTCTGCCTTCATTCGAGCACCTCGCCTTCGTCTTCGTCATCTTCGTCGTAACCGTGTTCGTCCTCGTCTTCTTCGTCAGGGTCGGGGCCGCACCATTTTTCGTAGTCGTCAGGACCACATCCGTCAGGGTAGTTCCATGCCATGCCGATCTCCTTAGTCAAAAATCCAGTGGTAGAGAGTGGCCGCAGCCATTGCCGGCAGGATCACTAGGCCGAAGAATCCGAGAAGGCCTTCGAGGCCATCGATGAGGTACCCGAGTACGCCAGAGCGCTGAGGCTCGGTACCGTCCGTGCCGAAGTAGGTCCGCTTCGCCAGGTCGTCGAGGTAAGTAATAAAGCGCTTCATGACGCCTCCGATAAAAAGAAAAGACATTCATGCGCTCCCGTCACCTTGGTGACTAGTCAGGTACCCAAAGGAGAGCGGGACAGAAGCGCGTGAATGCCTTCTTGTGAAGAAAGGTGGGGGAGCGGCGGTGTCCCCCGAAGTCGTTACGGAAGTTCGTCCATGACGCACTGGACGTTGCAGGCGACCTGCTCGTACTTCTCCGCTGCGGGACAGTGGATGACGGTCGGCTCGGTCTTCATGTAGAAAGCGAGCGCGGCGGCGTTCGCGATGCTCATGAGCGCGTACTCGTGGACATCAGCTTCGCTGCAGGTCTCGCGACCGATCGAACGGAGGTGATGCGCCAGTCGGGCGTCGAAGTCGTTGCGCTTCATTCTTCGTCCTCCTCGTCGTCATCGTTGAGCAAACCAGTCAGAAGGTCGTCAGCGGAGTTGAGTGCACCGATGTACGCATCGTCGTCGCCCCGGATGTAGGCCTTAGCGGCCTCATCCATGAAGTCTTTGATGTACTCGAGGTAGTCGAGCTTGTCCTTGTCCGTCATTGTGTTCTCCTAGTACACCGTCCCGCGTGTCGCTCTTTGCGGGTGCCCGCGAGACGGCGATAAAAAAAAGCCCCCGGCGTGTGCCGAGGGCTAAGAAAAGCAAAGAAGGCTCTTTCAAGCCTCTGCCTTTAGGCAGGGGTTATTGACATTAGCGAACTGACTCTAGAGGGCTCTTTTGCCACCTGTTAGCCAGTAGCTCGAAATCCTGAAAATAAGTAGTGTTACCGTGGGTGGCGCGTAGGGTTTCGATGAAATCTTTCGTCATTTGCCAAGAGCGCATTACATTGCTGTACTGCATTCTCTTGAAAACTTCTTCGTCAAAAGTTCCCATGTTAACGCCGGACGATAAGAATTCCAGATTGTTGAGGACAACCAAAATCGCGGCCCTATCGTCGGTATCATTGTCAACGAAATGTTTCAATGACGACTGGTTCTCTTTGTAGAGCTGGCGAACACGTTTGTCGGCCGCAATCAGACGCTCATCATGGGAGCGATCCAACAGCATTTGGATCATCGCAGATCGTCGTGCGTTTTGGGTTGTATGCCGGTAGAGCCTCGCCGCATATATGGCTGAAACAGATACGCACATAGCCTCAACAAAAGCGAGAAGATTTTCAATTGATGACAGGAAAGCCAGAATTGCGTCCCAGAGGCTTGGCTCAGCTACCGTTCCAGCCATCGCGATTATTTCTCATATCTACTACCTCACGAAGTTGAAGATGTGGGGTTAAGCCCATAAGGAGACTTTATCTTACCTACGCATGGCTTCAGAGTAACTGCGGGTTAACCCTTAATTTCAAAAGCCCATCCAAGCGTCCTCTCGCCAGTCTCCTACGCTTGAACACATGCGAGAAGGCGCTTGAATCGGCTTTCGATCAGGTCGCGACTGCGCATCGTCTGCGCTCAGGCCGCTCGGGGCTAACATGCCCTCTGTCCGAAGACTGATCCTGATCTAGCTCGTGGGGCGAGCATCCGTCGCTTTCAGGTGGTCCCCATCCCAACCGCACTGGAAGATGCCCTCCAGCCGTCCGCGCACTTTTCATACGCGACCTTTGCGACTACCGTTCCGTCGCGTGATGCGCTCCCGACAGACCCTTCTGTCCAGGATCGCACCCGTTTGGCGGGCGGTCCCCGACGCAGCTAAGCGCCGAGATTTGCTGTGTCTGCTCAAACGTCCTCGCATGAGGGCGCTTGAGTAGACCGCCTGAACAACAGGCGGAGAATTCGTTCACTCAAGAATCGTGAGAACCAGTACGGCAATGGCCGGGATGGCGAGCATCGCGCCGAAGAACAGGTTGACGCCGAACTCGATCGTGTCTTCATCCGTGAGCGTGCGCGGGTCGGTGCTAGGCGTCGAAGCGAGGAAGAAGTTGGTGAGCTCGGACATGATTGACTCCTAGAGAGACTGGAGGATGTTGTTGACGTTGCGGGCGACTTGCAGGTACTTCTGAGCGATCGCCCTTTGTGCCCTTACCGAGGGCGTTGTGAGCATGTAGGACGTGAGCTCCTGTGCGGCCTTGAAGTCCGCCATTGCGACGACCAGCACGTCATGGACGAGGCATTTGTCGCGGCCGAGACGGTTCAGGCGGATGGCCAGCACTTGATCGAACTCGGCGGCCTTCATGCCTGCTCCTGTCGGATGAGGCGGTAGATCTGAATCGCGATCGAGTACTCCATGGAGTCCGTCTCGACCTTCATGTCGCTCGCGAAGGCATCGTCGTGGGACGACGTGAAAGAACGGGACGTGATGACGAAGAAGTCCGCCAGATCGTCGAGAAGGCAGGCGGCCGCGAAGGGGCTGCGCTTGGCGATGTCGCGGACGAGCTCTCGCACGTCCTTGATGTCGAGCTTCTGAAGCTCTTCGGTGATTAGGTAGAGATCCGCCTCATCGGGGCCGTAGGCGCGGGAGATGCGGGCGTCGATGCAGGCGCGGAAGTCGTCGAAGGTCATTGCAGTTCTCTTGCAGAAAATCGGAAAATCGTTTGTGTTTTCCGTAGTCCTTATATTACGGTAACCCGTAATTTGCCTGCAGGCAAAAGTTTCGGTTTCCCGCAATGCATTTAACCGAAATCAAAGAAACATAAAAAAGCCCGCGCAAGGCGGGCTATAGGACGGTGGAAGGTGGTATGGGCGTTAGAGCCAGCTACCGCCGGAGCGGTCGCGGACGCGGCCGATGAGGTGGAATGTCTGCATGTCGGCGCCGGAAATCGTCTCGTCGGGCACCTCCGGATTGAGCGACTGGATGAGCAGTCCATTGATGAGGGAGCGCAGGACCTTGACCCTCATCTTGCCGTGAATCATGAATACGTAGACCTTGCCGCTGATGATGTCGGTCGGCGTGCAGTCCACAAGGATCTTGTCGCCGTCCCACAGGTAGGGCTCCATGCTGTCGCCGTGGACCTCGAAGGTCTTGCAGTTCTCGGGGTTGATCTGGTGAAGCTGAAACCACGAGCGGGGCTTGATGAAGCCGCATTCCTTGCCGTCAACTTCTTCAAAGACGGGGTTTTCGTTGCCGGGGCCGGCAGATGCTTGCACATGGTACTGAGGGATCACGATGTAGTTAGGGTCTGGGAGCGCCGCGCCTTCGCCAGTGTCCTCATAGACCTGTACCGAGGTCGAGCGCATGGCGCCGATGCCTTCAGCGAGCCAGGACGCATTGACGCCGAGGTACTCGGCTGCGCGTAGGGCGTGCTTGTAGTTGATTGCCTTCGTCTTTCCCGAGAACCAGTCCGTCATGGATGATGGACTCAGACCGCAGTGCTTTGCGAGGCCGGCCTTGTTCTTGTAAGGGGCGGTCAACTGGGCGGCCTCAAGAGCTTCCGCCAATCGTGTCGAGAGCGTGCTCATAGTCTTTCTCCGTGTCTAGGTTTCGGCATACCTTAAACATAGTTGAGGGTGTGTTGTCTGTCAATTACGGAATGCCGTATACTAGTTCCGTAACCTCCTTTCAACTTTCCGAACTGATATGCAAGAGAACAAGCTCAAAAAGCCGAGAAGGCTCGATCCTGCCTTCAGCGCCCGCGTCATCGACGAGCTGGGCGGCACCAGCGCTGTCGCTCGTATCTGCGGCGTCACGCCGTCAAGCGCCAGTGAGTGGAAAGTGGACGGCATCTCTCGCGGCTACTTCATGTACCTGCGCGAGCGCTTCTCCCACCTTCCCATCATGCGCGAGAAGACCGCGCGCGACTTCTGATCCGACTGTCGGAGGTCCTATGAACTACTACCCGCACAACATCGGCGACTTTGCCATTGAGACGAAGTACATGACCTTTGAGCAGAAGGGTATCTACGTCGACTTGCTCGACCGCTATCTATCCACTGGCAAGCCACTGGCTACCCAGTGGGTCGCGGCAATCGAGCGACTGGCTAGCGACGGTGCCGTGAAGTCGGTTTTGACCCTCTGTTTTGAGGAAAAAGACGGCTTCTACTACCACGCAGGGTGCGAAAAACTGCTCGCTGACTATGCCGCAACGGTCGAAAAGAACCGCCGGAACGCCAGAAGTCGCTCGAAGAGGACTTCCGAAACCGTTGAAGACGAACAGTTTGAAGCCAGTGGCAACCTAGTGGCAGCCCAGTCGCTAGCCACTGGGGTACCTAACCAAGAACCAATAACCAGTAACCAGAAACCAGAAAAAGAGGAAGCGCGGTCAAAGCCCGCGCGTCGTCCCGCGCCGAAGCTTGTCAAGCCGGAAGGCGTCTCGGACGGGGTCTGGGATGAATGGCAAGCCCTCAAGCGAAAGCTTTGCAAGTCCTGCTCACAGCGCATGGTCGACGCGATTGCCCGTGAAGCCAAAAAGGCAGGCATGACGGTTGAGGAGGCAATGGTCTATCAGCTCGAAAAAGGCTGGAAGGGCTTTGAGGCCGAATGGGTCCTCCGTGACCGAGGGCAGTTTTCCGATCAACCCAAATCTCAAACCAAATTCGTCCTCCGCGAAAAGCGGCAGGAAGACCGCAGATACGGACTTTGAACATGCAGCAGATTTCTGAACTTTCGCAAGCCATCCCGGCATCGAAAACCGAAACGTTTACTTGCCCCATTCACGGTGACATGGTCTATGAGACCTATCGCCTGCCAGATGGATCCTGGAAGGCTCCGTACTGCCCGAAGTGCCGAGCCCTCGAGCTCGAGCATACCCAGCTCATCAACCGCCTGAAGTCCGAGAACGACACTCGAGCCAAGGAGCTTCGCCAGACGTTCTCGACGCCTCTCCCGCTCGACTATGAGTTCGCGTCTTTCGACACCTATTTCCCCGAAAGCGACGAGGAACGCAAAAACATCGCCGTCTGCCGACGCTTCGCAGAGCGCTTCATGGAGCGTGAGCTCGAGCGTGAAAAGGCTCATGAAGCTCAACAGCACGACTGGCAGACGCTCAACTCTATTGGGCTTTTCTTTCAGGGTAACTACGGCTCCGGCAAGACGCATCTGGCTTACTCGATCCTCAAGCGCCTGCAGGCCGACGGTATGACCGGCTTCTACATCACGATCCCCGATCTCTTTGACCGCCTCTCCGACCGCGTGAACGTGATCGACCTTCCGAAGATGATGGCCAAGCTCACCATGGTGACCTGTCTCGTCCTCGACGAGATCGGTGTCCAGTCCGGCAGCGAGTATGAGAAAAAGCGCCTCTTCCAGATCATCGATGGTCGCATCAAGAACGGCCGCCCCACGATCCTCATCAGCAACCTTGACCGCGACGAACTCAAGGCGCTCCTTACGCCGCGCGTCATGAGCCGCATCAAGGCCAGTGTCTACCCGCTCACCTTCACGGGCCGATCCCGTCGAATCGAAGTGGCCAATAACAAAGCCGAGGACATCTTCTGATGAATCAACCCAACAAAAAGCCCACGGACTTCACATTCTTCGAACTCTGCGACCGTTACCCCGTCTTTTCTGACATCGACACGAGGAATCGGCAGGCTACAGAGCTCTGGGATGAGGTCACTGGGGATCGAATCCAAGTCGAGACGGTCGGCACCACGACCAGAGTCAAGAGAATCCGCGCAGGAGAGGACCGTGCTTTCGTCCTCGAGGTCTTCAAGGCATCGAGCCGAGACGCGGCACGAAACAAGCACTACGGCGTCGTAGGACGCATCCAGAGACAGGGGATCTAGACGCGGGAAGAAAGCGCACATGAAAACAAAGGAGAGAACAATGGCCCATTCGGGCACTGTCGAGATGTTGAACATGACGGCTTCTCCGTGGGGTGGTTGTCGGACGTGTTGGCGAACACACCTCACTCATCCCACGGGGGGCCTAAAAAGGAGGAGTCATGAAAGAAAGTGACGAATACCGCCTCGGACGATCTGCCGCATTGCGTGGTGAGTCGATGGCGAAATACCAGAGCCTCACGGCTCGAATGAATCCCAAAAAGAGAGCAGCCTTCGTGCAGGGCTACTTCGATGGGCAAAAACAAAAGGAATTCACATCAAAGAAATCAAAGTGAGCTGGCAACTTGAGACGGCCTCCGGGGAACCCGTGACGGTCTATCTCTGCCAAAGAACTGGAGAAGGTTTCTCCAGCCCACTCTTTCGACCAAACGGCGAGATGTTCGTCGGGATCGAGACTGACTCCGGATTCTGGGTGGCTGAGGCGCCCGTGGATGACACCGAAGTCGAGGAACTCAAAGAGATGGCCGTCCGTCAGCTCTGCGAAACATGAACCAAAAGGAATGACAGCAATGAATTTCACAATCGAAGGACTCCCAAAAGGAAAAGGAAGGCCGCGCTTCACTCGCAGCGGCCACACGTACACGCCGGACACGACGCGCAAGTATGAGGCGCTCGTTACGGCCAGGGCAAAGGAAGCCATGATCGGCAAGAGAAAGATCGAAAAGCCGAATGCGGTTCGGGTAGACATCCTCGCCATCTTCCCTGTGCCCTCGTCATGGTCCAAGAAACGCCGCACAGCGGCTCTGCAAGGTGTCGAGCATCACGTCTCAAAGCCGGACCTTGACAACGTACAGAAGGCGATTCTTGACGGCATGAACGGGATCGTTTTTGAGGACGACTCGCAGGTGATCGACAGCCGGACCAGAAAGGCGTACGGACCCGAGCCGGGTGTAAAAGTTTTTATTGACGAGGTGAAGCATGGATGATGCTGACCGAGCTGCCAGAAGCGATGAGTGGATCATGCGCGCGGCAATTGAGGAGAGAAAGCCCGAGGGACCGAGCCCGGTTCTCGTGAGCCTTTGTTTGAACTGCGGAAAGGTCATTGAGAGAGTGGCTGCATCCGCGAATGGAGTGAAAAACGTTCGACGCTGGTGTTGTGCCACTTGTCGTGACGAATGGGAAGAGGAACATGAACGCTGAAGAAAAGATTCTCGAAGACCGTCTGCTTAACTGGGGGCGATGGAACCAAGACCCGAAGCGGCAGGGACGCTCTCCGTTGTGCGCCTTTATGGAAGCCGTGCCGGACGATGATAAGGACAATGACCTGCCTGTCGAACGGCATGACGGACCGCCGCCGGTGGATGTCAGCGATGCCCTGCTTGTGCAAAGGGCGTGGGAACGACTCCCGGTTGCACCAGAGCGCTACAGAAAGGCGAAGATGGTTGTCGGTGTTGCATACGCCTTCAACGTGCCTTTCATGGACCTGAAGCGCATCCTGAGGAAGTATCACCGCATCAATCTTCACGAGCGGGAGTTTGATGGACTGGTAGAGATGGGCAGGAAGATGATTCGAAACAATCTGCTCAAACTCGAAGGAATGCCGCCTAAATGAGTTATACTAAAAGGACAATTTGAAGCTGTGTGATCAGCGGGGCCGTTTTCTGGGATAGGTGCATCTTCAGAAAACGGCATGCCTTTTTGCGTAGGCGGGTTCGAAACCCAGATGTAAGCCTGTAGGAGTGATCCTGCGGGCTTTTTTCGTTTACAACACCGCGCAAGCCTAGCCGGGGACGGATTGTCCCCAGGAAGCTCACTCCGCGCGGTTACCTTTTCGCTACCTTAGGGCAGTTTGCTCCGAGGTCGGGGCGGGGAGAAATCCTCGCCCTCTAATTCCTTGGGTTACCTATGAAGAAAGCTATTGTGGCGGCCATTGCGGTCGCCTTTTTCGTTTCTACAGCTGCGGAAGCACGAGGTGGTCGTGGGTTCAGCGGCGGTCGTTCGTTCTCCCGTCCTGCTCCTACGAAGAGCTATGCACCGAAGCGCACGACAGTCGTGAAGAAGAACACGACCGTCATCAACCAGACTGTGAATCAATCTGCTCCTGCCTCTTCCGGCGGTGGCTTCTGGAGTTCTCTCTTCGGTGCGACCGCAGGATCGATGGCCGGCAACGCTATCTACGATGCTGTGACTGATGACAAGAGCCAGACGCCTGTGCAGGCTCAACCTCAGCCTCAGCCCGCTCAGTGATGGGGCGTCGAATGAGCGACGGAGAGAGCTTGGGTCCTCCCGGGGCTTTTTGACTCATGCGGGTCGGACGAACCCCGAAAACGGTCTAGATGCAATTTTCAAAAGGGTGTTCATGAACATTTCACTTTACGCTTTCCGTGAACGGTTTACGCCTGCCGGTGCCTGCCGGTATTGAAGCGAGAGCGCGAACGCGTGAAGATGGAATCAACAAACAAATAACGAGGTGTTGGCATGGCGAACGGCGTCAGCATGCGAGAGTTTGCACGCCAAGTCGGACGTAGTGCCGCATACGTTAGCGGGAAATGCAAGACTGGCGAGCTGCCTCTTGTCGACGGAAAGATTCCGTTAGAAGAAGGCCTGAAAGCCTTCAAGGCTCTGGTCAAGTCTGAAGAAAAGAAAAAGGCGAGCCGCCGCACGTCCAGAAGGACGGCGGAAGTGTTCACGGGCGATGACGAAGACGACAAGCAAATATCGTCTGCGCTGAATGTTAACGAGGCGTTCAACAAGGCCCGGCTCGCAAAAGAGGTCGCGACCGCAAAGATCAAAGACCTCGAGTACAAAAAGCTCAAGGGTGAATACGTTGCAGTTGCTGAGGTTGAGGCGGACGCGAGGGAGGCAGCAGCGATGCTCCGAAACTTCGCGATCTCCGCCCCGACTCGTTATTCAGCGCTGCTTGAAAACAGAACGCAGCGCGAAGCTGAGGAAGTCCTTGAGGACATCTTCCGCGACCTTCTGAAAACGATCAACGACTCGCACTTTGCAAAGGGGGGATGAGATGGGCATTTGGTCCAAGGTGTGGGCGCAAGCCTGTCGTCCGATCTCTCGTTTGACTGGGAGCCAGTGGGCCGACAGGTTTCGCGTCGTCGCTTCCGGTACGTCTCCTGAAGCGGGCATGTGGCGAACGAGCAGAACGCCCTACCTGCAGGAGCCTATGGACTCTGCGACGGACAGGCGCACGGAAATCGTCGTCATGTGTTGCTCTTCACAGCTCGGCAAGTCGGAAATGCTCCTGAACATCATGGGCTACTACGCCGACCAGGAGCCGGCTCCTCAGCTCATGCTCCAGCCGACCGTCGAAATGGCGGAGGCTTTCTCAAAGGAGCGCATCGAGCCCATGTTCCAAAACTCCCCGGGCCTGCAAGGCAAGCTCGAAGAGGGAAAGGACGGTCGCGGCTCTGCGAAAAAGTCAAGCACGACGATTCGCATGAAGCATTTCCCGGGAGGCTACCTTGCTCTTGTCGGCGCGAACTCACCGGCAGGTCTTGCGTCTCGTCCGATCCGTGTTCTTCTTTGTGACGAAGTTGACCGATACGGAGTGACGAAGGAAGGCGATCCTCTGAAGCTTGCTATTCAACGAACGCAGAACTTCGGGAACAGAAAGATCATTCTTGTCAGCACGCCGACGATCAAAGGCGCGTCGAAGATCGACGACTGGTACGAACGCAGTGATCAACGTCGCTTTTTTGTCAAGTGCCCTCATTGTGGTGAGGAACACGTCCTTCAATGGGCGAACGTCACTTGGCAGAAAGATGATGAAGGGAACGCGTTGCCGATGACGGCAAGTATGCATTGTCCGGAGTGCGGCTGCATAACGAGAGGCGCGTACAAGCCCGACCCGAAGCTGCTGCAGAGCGGACGTTGGATTGCAACGAACCTGGGCAGCAAGATCAAGGGCTATCACGTCAACGCGCTCTATTCGCCTTGGGTCAATTTGCACGACCTGGTGGAGGAGTTCGTTTCCGTGAACCACAACCGCGACAAACACGGTTTGATGGAATTTGTGAACCTGAAGCTCGGTGAGGCATGGGAAGAAATCAACCCAGATGCCGACAACTGGGAGCAGTTGTACAACCGGCGCGAAAGCTATCCGGCAAACGGCGTCCTCCCGGAAGGCGTCTTGCTTCTGACAGCCGGCATCGACGTTCAGCATGACCGACTGGAATGCACGGTCTACGGATGGGGCGTTGGTCGAGAGTGTTGGGGCATTGAGCACCGAGTGCTTTATGGCCGTCCGGATGATCCGCGAACTTGGCAGCAGCTCGATGCGGTCCTACAGCGTCAGCATTCGATGCCGAACGGCGTCAACGTTGCAGTTGCTTGTGCCTGCGTCGACTCTGGTGACGGTACCTACACAACGAATGTCTATCAATACACAAAGGCTCGCGAGCGGATGCGCGTCTTCTCTGTGAAGGGGCGCGGCGGCATCGGTGTTCCGTTCATCAACACGCCGACGAAGAGCAACGCGATGAAGGCAACGCTCTTCACGCTTGGCGTTGATAGCGGTAAGTCGCTCATCATGAATCGGCTTTCAGTGCAGGAGCCAGGTCCAAACTTCGCCCATTACGCGGCTCAGGAAGATCGAGGCTTCTCTGAAAACTTTTTCAAGCAACTCACAGCAGAGGTGCTTGACAAACACTTCGAAAAAGGCGTCGTAAAGATGGCGTGGAAGAAAATCCGCGAACGAAACGAAGCCCTGGACTGCGCGGTCTACGCGACTGCCGCACTCGAATTGCTGAACCCGAACTTCGAGTTCCTCGCCGACTTCTATCAGAATGGTGGGGCACTCAGACAGCAGACTGCTCCCCGCAAGCCGCGAGGGACGCTGTCGAAGGGAATAACCGTGTAAGGAGTTGCAAGTCTAGTGCGACAAGAGAAAACGAAGATCGAATACATCAACGTTGACGATCTGAAAGCGTACGAGCGAAATGCTCGAACGCACAGCGACGAGCAGGTACAGCAAGTCGCAGAATCGATCAAAGAGTTCGGGTTCACAAATCCCGTTTTGATCGACGAAAACAATGAGCTCATTGCAGGCCACGGTCGATCAATGGCCGCGAAGTCGATCGGCATGAAGGAAGTGCCGGCGATCCGCCTGAAGGGGCTCACCAACGCGCAGAAGAAAGCGCTGCGCATCGCCGACAACCAGTTGGCACTCAACGCCGGATGGGATGAGGAGCTTCTCCGCATCGAGCTCGGCGAACTTCAGGAACTTGATTTCAACCTCGACGTCATGGGCTTCTCTGACGAGGAGCTCGACCTTCTTCTTGATGGGACCGGCTCGATTGATGACGACGAGGAGCACGGGCAAGATGCTGAGGAAATCGCGGAACCGTCAGAAGACCCGGTTGTCAAGCCAGGCGAACTATGGCTCTTGGGCGACCATCAGCTGTTATGCGGAGACTCGACGCGCATCGACGATCTTGTTCGCTTGTGCGAAGAAGGCAGCGTCGATCTGTATCTGACCGACCCGCCTTACAACGTGGCCTACGAAGGCGCGACGAAAGACAAGCTGACGATTCAGAACGACAACATGTCTGACGAGAACTTCCGAAAGTTCTTGGTGGACGCTTTCTCTACTGCCGACTTCGCCATGAAGCCGGGTGCAGCGTTCTACATCTGGCACGCGGACTCTGAAGGCTACAACTTCCGAGGTGCGTGCCGAGACAACGCATGGAAGGTGCGCCAGTGCCTCGTATGGAACAAGAACTCACTCGTTCTTGGGCGCTCTGACTACCAGTGGAAGCACGAGCCGTGCTTGTACGGCTGGAAGGATGGCGCAGGGCATGCGTGGTATTCGGACCGCAAACAAACGACGGTCCTTGAATTCAACAAGCCGTTGCGTAATGGCGAGCATCCGACGATGAAGCCGGTTGATTTGTTTGAGTACCAGATTGGCAACTCAACGAAGAAAGGCGACGTCGTGCTCGACAGCTTTGCCGGCTCAGGAACGACCGTCATTGCCTGCGAAAACACGGGGCGCAAAGCCAGAGCGATGGAGCTCGATCCGCGTTACTGCGACGTCATCATCAAGCGTTGGCAGGACTTGACGGGAGAGGACGCGGTTCGTGAAGACGGCGTGACTTTCAACAACTGCAAGTAATCACAAACAAAGGAGGCATCGGAATGTCTTGGATCACCATAGACGAGGCCCGCGCGAATCTGAAGATGTGGCTCGATGCCGAACGCGCGGTTGCCTCTGGCCAGTCGTACAAGATCGGAACCCGCAGTCTGACGAGGGCCTCGCTCTCAGACATTGCGGCTCGCATCAAGTACTGGCGAAACGAAATCGACAAGCTCGAAAACGGCCGCAAGGGGGCGCGTGTGATGCGTGCCGTCCCTCGCGATCTGTAAGGAGGCTTGCAAATGAATCTGCTTGACAAAGCAATCAGGGCGATCAGTCCTGAGCGCGCGTTGAAGCGTTATGAAGCCCGCCGAAAGCTCGAAATTCTCAACAGCGGATATTCGCGGCACGGTGGCTCATACGCAAAGAAGTCCCTGATTGGATGGCTATCCGGCGGGAGCGACGCGGACGCGGACATCGTGGACAACCTGGAGACGCTTCGCAATCGATCGCGAGACCTATACATAGGGTCGCCTCTTGCAACCGGTGCACTCAAGACCGTTCGAACGAATGTGGTCGGCTCCGGGCTTGCGCTGAATGCCCAGGTCGATGCGAAGTTCCTCGGCCTTACCGAGGAGCAGGCGAAAGAGTGGGAAGAAAACACCGAACGTGAATGGCGGTTGTGGTCTGAAAGCGTGAACTGCGATGCGGAAAGACGGCAGACGTTCTTTCAGCTTCAGTCCTTGGTGCTCCTTTCTGCGTTGATGAGTGGCGACGTCTTTGTGACGATGCCGATCATTCCGCGTAAGGGCTGTGCCTACGACCTGCGCATTGGCCTCATCGAAGCCGACCGCGTGTGCGATCCGCTGAACCCTCCGACGACAGCAAATGTCCTCGGCGGCATCGAAGTCGGAACTTACGGGGAGACCGTTGCCTACTGGGTTGCGAAGCATCATCCGGGCGCGATCCCTCGCATCGGCCAGAACCTGCAACAGGAATGGAAGCGCGTGCTTGCTTTCGGTACGACGACCGGGCGACGCAACGTCCTGCACATCATGGCAGACGTTGAACGTCCTGCACAGCGCCGAGGGGTGCCGATGCTTGCTCCGGTCATCGAGGCCTTGAAGCAACTTTCACGGTATTCAGAAGCTGAGCTGATGGCGGCGGTCGTGAGCGGCATGTTCACGGTCTTCGTTAAGAGCAACACTCCTGATTCTCCACTCGCGACGGCCTTCAATCCGGCGATGCAAGTCGACAAAGATCCTAACGCATATGAGATGGGGAACGGGTCGATCGTCGCACTTGATGAGGGTGAAGAGGTTCAGATTGCGGACCCGAGTCGACCTAACCCCAACTTTGATCCTTTCGTGATTGCTATCTGTCGCCAGATCGGTGCGGCGCTTGAGATTCCTTACGAGCTTCTCGTGAAGAACTTCACAGCGTCCTATAGCGCATCGAGGGCTTCGCTCTTGGAGGCTTGGAAGATGTTCCGCATGCGCCGCGAATGGCTTGTCGGGAACTTCTGTCAGCCGATTTATGAGGAGTGGCTCACCGAAGCAGTTCTGAAGGGGCGTGTGCAAGCGCCCGGCTTCTTTGACGACCCGGCGATCCGTGCTGCTTGGTGCGGTGCGGACTGGTACGGCGACGCGCAGGGACAGCTCGATCCGCTGAAGGAAGCCAATGCCGCGAAGGTCCGTGTCGATGAAGGCTTCAGCACTCGCGAACGTGAGGCAGCTGAGCTAACTGGCATGAAGTACGACCAAGTCCACGCGGTGCGAAAGCGCGAGGAGGCAATGCGCAGGGAAGACGGTCTGAGTGCGACAGCTCCGGCGCAACCGGCGATGGAACCGGAGAAGGAGGAAACAGATGAATAAGTTTTGGAACGTCAGGGCCGAGGGGAAACGGGCGCAGCTCGATCTCTTCGGCTATGTCGGTGGGTCGAAGGACGATCCGTGGGGGAAGGGCTTCAACGAGTCTGAATTCCTCGCGGACTTCCGAAAAATCCCGTCCGATAGCCATCTTGATATTTCGATCAATTCGTTCGGCGGGGCCGTTTATACGGGCTTGTCCATTTATTCGCTTCTCAAGGCGCATAAGGGACAGATCACCTTCCGAATTGACGGCGCTGCTATGAGTGCCGCGACGATCATCACGAGCGTGCCTGGCGCGAAAGTCATCATGCCGAGGGGCTCAATGATGATGATCCACAAGGTCAGCTCGGTTGCCATCGGTACGACGGACGACATGAGGAAGGCGGCTGACGACATGGAGAAGCTTGAGGAAAATCTCATCAACATCTATGTCGAAAAGACCGGTCGCACAGTTGACGAGATCAAGGAAAAGGTCAACGCCGAGACGTTCTTCACTGCAGAAGAGGCTGTGGAGTTTGGTCTGGCTGACGAGATTGATGAAACGACGGAAGTCAAGAACACGGCTTCTGGCAGCTTCGTCATGTTAAACGGCCTGCAGGTAGATTCGCGTTTCTTTGCGAATGCGCCGAAGGGTTTCATTCACGCGGAACAGCCTCAGGCGTCCGCAGTTCAAAAGGAGGTTCACAAGATGAATCTAGAAACGTTGAAGGCGGAACACCCTGACTTGGTGCAGGCGATCCGCAACGAAGCTATTTCCGAAGGCGCCGAACAGGAACGCGCTCGCATTCAGGCGATTGAAGACATCGCTATCGTGGGTCATGAAGACCTTGTGAACGCTGCGAAGTTTGACGGCAAGACGACCGCCGAGGCGCTTGCTGTGCAGATTCTGAAGGCGGACAAGGCTCGCGGCGCACAAATGCTAACGGCTCGCATGAAAGATGCGAAGGCACTTGAAGGCATCGAACCCGAAGGCAACGAGGGACTCAATCCGAAGGCCGAAGAAAAGGCAAAGCAGGACGCCGAAATGAAGGCTGTCATTGAAGCCGGTGCACGCGCTTTTGCGCGTAAGTAAAGGAGGGACACATCAATGTCTATGCAGGAAAAGTTTGAAACGACGATGGACAACCTGTTTGCCGCGTCGCAGATCATGCCGGTTGTTAACGACAGCATGACGATCAAGAAGAGCCAGGGTGTTCTCAAGCGTGGGGCGCTCCTGGACAAGGACGGCAATCTTTGCACTGTGAACTCAGGCAAGACGACCATTTCTGAGGTCTATGCCGTGCTCGCGGAGGATGTGGACACGGCTTCCGCTGACAAGAGCGCTCCCGTCTATCTCACGGGCGAGTTCAACGAAGACGCTCTGAGTTTTAAGACAGAAAACAGTGCCGCGATTGCGGACTTCAAGCCGTCTGCTCGAAAGGTCGGCATCTTCTTCAAGAAGAGCATCTAATCAGGAGGGACAACAATGGATATGTTTACTACTCGCACTATGCTCGCGATGGTCGAGGAAGGCCAGAAGAGCAATTCCACGTGGTTGCGCGATCGTTACTTTACGAATCGCCCTACGTTCAACACGCAGAAGATCGACTTTGACATCATCGGTCGAGGCGGTCGCAAGATTGCGCCGTTCGTGAATCCGAAGGTCGGAGGCGTTGTGCTTACGCGCGAAGGCTTCCGCACCGAAAGCTATGAAGCTCCGGAAGTTTCTCCGATGCGTGTGACGACAGCAGAAGACATGCTGAAGCGTCTGCCTGGCGAAACGATCTACTCCGCAAAGAGCCCGACGCAGCGTGCTGCCGAAATCCTCGGCAAGGACCTGTCCGATCTCGACGACATCATTACGCGTCGTGAGGAAGTCATGTGTGCTGAAGCTCTGTTTACCGGCAAGGTGACGGTGAAGGGGGAAGGCTACGATGAGGTGCTGAACTATTGGGCTCACCTTGAAAAGCAGGAACAGCCGAAGACCACTCTTGAAACGAAGTGGGACGCTGCTGACGCTACCAAGATCATGGGCGATCTTCGTACGCTTCGTCGCACGATGATTCAGTCCGGCGGCTTTACGCCGCACGAGCTGATCTGCGGCTCGAAGGTGCTTGATACGATCCTTGATAAGCTCACGACTGCCAAGCAGCTCGATATGCGTCGCGTCGACATGGGCGCGATTGATCCGCAGCACTTGCCGAATGGTGTGACGTACTGGGGCTATCTCAAGGACTCCGGTCTTGACATCTACTCTTACGACGAGTGGTATGCCGACGATGCTGGCAAGGAGCAGCCGATGGTTCCTGAAAACCTCTGCATGCTCGCAAGCCCGAACGCCAAGACGATGCTCGCTTACGGTCTTGTTGCGCTGACTGGTGACGAAGCGATCAAGTTCTACGAAGGTGCTCGAGTGCCGGACTCTTGGGTCCAGCGTGCGAATCCTTCCGGTCGCATCGTGCAGATCAAGAGCCGTCCGCTGCCGATCATTCAGCAGATTCACGGCTTCCACGTCATCGAAGCTCTCGCTTAAGAGCGACAAAAACCGAATTAGGGTAGGCAATACGACCTGCCCTTTTTCGTAGGAGGGACAGAAATGAAAGTTGTTCTTTTAGAAAACATTCTCATTTCCGGCAAACGCTACACGGCAGGTGAGGAGATCGAGGTTGACGAGACGGTCGGCCTTCAGCTTCTCAAGGAAAATCTGGCGCTTGTCGGCGTGAATGAGGTCGAGGACGACCCTGTCGAAGAAGCTCCATTGCCGACGCCGGAAGCTGCTTTTGCTCCGATTCCCGAAGCAGAAGATGAGCCAGAAGTTGAAGTCAAGCAACCTGTCAAGCGTCGCACGACGAAGAAGGTGGCGGGATGAGTGCCTTCAAGGATTTCGTTGCTGCTGACGTGCAGAACGTCTTCATCAACCTCGACGAGTTTGCCGAGGAGCACGAAATCGGCCATGAGGTTGTGCCGTGCATTCTCGACAAGATCATCACGCAGGCGAACGGCGACGATTCATACCTTGGAGTTTTTGTCAACCAACTGACGATCTACGTCGAAGTTGGCGTGATTGAAACGCCTGTCGAGGGCGAGCTTCTCAACGTCGACGGCTCGCTTCATCTTGTCAAGTCCGTCAGCAACGAGGGAGGCGTTCTCGTCATTGTGACGGAGGCGAATGAGCAATGAGTAAACCATTAGAGGTCATCGTTTCCGACGGACAGGGGCGGTACAAGAACGCTCTTGAGAAGGCGGCCAAGTTGCTCTCGGAAGTTCCGAACGGATACGAGGCCGCCATCAGTCGCTCGATGAATCGTGCGGCCACTGCCGGACGCTCTGCCGCGGTCTCAACGATCCGGCAGGAGTACACGATCAAGGCTTCAACGGTTCGCCGTAACTTCACCATCCATAAGGCGACGCGCTCAGACCTTGAAGCGCTGGTCACGAGTAAGGGGCCTCGCATTCCGTTGGTGAATTACAAGACTCGTCCGAAAACTGACACGACCGGCAATGCACGAAAGCCGGTGCTCGTCGCTGTCAAGGCACGGGGAGGCTTGAAGCCTTTGGGTAAGTCGTTCGTCTACCGGGGAAAGATTCTTCAGCGTTTGGATACGAGTTCGCTTCCTGTGCAGGAAGTCTACGGTCCGGCCATTCCGGTGCTGTCTGGGAATAACGAGGTCGTAGACAACGTCGAAAAGACGATGCAGGAGACCTTCCTCAAGCGTCTGGATCACGAAACCGGCTATCTCCTCGGCGGTGGGAAAACCAACAAATACACCAAACACAAGGGGGGATTCGTATGGTCGAAAAAGAGCTGACCCGCGCACTTCGCGGGCTGTGTGCCGAAGCCGTGAAGAACTTCGCCTTGCCGACGAAGTCAGAACGCGGACAAGAGAAAGAGGAGCTTCGTGCTCCTCAAATCATAAATGGCTACCTACCGCCGAAGCGGTCAGGGCAGAAGGACGATTTTCCGTTCGTTCTCGTGCGGGCCGATGAGGGTACGACCGACCAGGACTCCACCGAAGTGCAGGTGTCGATCATAGTCGGGACCTACTCCGAAGAGTACGACGGCCACGAGTATTGCCTGAACGTCATGTCCCGCATTCGCACGGCGCTGTGCTCCTTGCCTGGGATGGTTCTTGCTAATCGGTATCGGCTGAAGCATCCGATCAAGTGGAGCACCTACGCCGAGCAGCCCTACCCGTACTGGCAGCTCGACATGCAAACGACGTGGGACATCCGCACGCCGCAGCCAATTGATAAGGAGGAGGACTTCTGATGACTATGAAGAAACCCACAACTAAAAAGGCGCAAACCACCGAGGGAAAGGCTGTCGTTTATATCGGTCCGACTCTTGGCGGTGGCGCACTGATGCGCAATGCGGTGTTCCGTGCAGGGGAGTTCCCTCCGCACATCGCATCGATGCGCGAAAAGAGTGAGGCCCTGCGCGGTCTCTTCGTCCCGGTGTCTGAACTGGCGACAGCGCGAAAGCGCATCGGCGTGAAGGGCGACATCCTAAACGCCTATGTGCGTCAACTCAAAAATGAACTCTAAGGAGGTCATCAAATGGCATACAACCACGGGGTAAAAATCTCCGAAGTGCCGACTTCTATCCTGCCGCCGGTGCAGGTTGAGGCGGCCATTCCTTTCATTGTTGGGACTGCTCCGGTCAATATGACCGATCCGACCAACGTCAACAAGCCCGTTCTCTGCTACTCGTATGACGAGGCTGTCGCTGCCTTCGGCTACGTGCCGCCGGTAGAGGACAGCGCAAGCGGTCTGAAAAAGTACGACTTCACGCTGAGCGAAGCGATCTATTCCCAGTTCGCTCTTTTTGGCGTCGCGCCGATCATCGTTGTTAATGTGCTTGATCCTACGAAGCACAAGAAGACGGCGACGGCAACGACCGTGACGCTTGATTCCAAGACAGGCTCTGCGACGATTGCCGAGGCAGGCATCATCCTGTCTACCTTGAAAATCTCTCAGGACGTAACGACCTACCAGGAAGGCACGGACTTCGTTGCAACATTCAACGATGAAGGCAATCTGGTCATTACGTCGAAGAAGGACGAGGACAACTTCAAGGTTCCGGTTGGTGCGTCGTTGACGTTCACGGCCGAAAAGCTCGATCCGTCTGCTGTGACGAAGTCTGAAATTATCGGCGGCGTGTCCGTTGATGGTGCGAAGAGCGGCCTTGAGCTTATCGGCGAGTGCTTCCCGCGCTTCCGCCTTGTGCCGGGGCAGATCGTCGCTCCGAAATATTCGAGCGACCCGGAGGTGGCGGCTGTGATGGCGGCCAAGGCTGTCAACATCAACGAACACTTCCGTGCGATCGCTCTGATTGACGTGCCGACGGACACCGTCGATTCTTACTCGAAGGTCGCCGAATGGAAGAACAACAATAACGTTGTTGATGAAGCGCAAGTCGCATGTTGGCCGATGCTTGCCCTTTCCGGAACGGCGTACCACATGAGTACTCAGCTCATGGGACTTATCGGCAAGGTGGACGGTGACAACGACAGCACGCCGTATGTCAGCCCGTCCAATAAGAACTTCCAGATGACTTCCACGGTCCTTTCGAGCGGCAAGGAGGTTTGGCTTGGGCCTGAAAACGGCGCTTATCTGAACGGTCAGGGCGTCGTGACGGCGCTCAACTTCATCGGCGGTTGGGTGTGCTGGGGCAATCGAATTGCCTGCTACCCGGGCAACACGGACGTGAAGGATTCCTTCATTCCGGTTCGACGCATGTTCAACTGGGTCGGCAACACGCTTGTTCAGACCTTCTGGCAGCGCGTTGATGCTCCCCTGAATCGTCGTCAGGTCGACACGATTGTTGACAGCGCGAACATTTGGCTCAACGGGCTTGCGGCTCGCCAGTACATTCTCGGAGGTCGCGTGGAGTTCCTTGAGAGCGAAAACCCGACGACTGATTTGATGGACGGCATTGCACGTTTTCACGTCTACATCACGCCGCCGTCGCCGAATCGCGAGATCGATTTCATTCTTGAGTACGACGCTAGCTATCTCTCGACGCTGTTTGAATAAGGAGGCTTGAATTATGGCAACTGGAAACAAGGTGCCCGAGCGCCTGATTAACTTCCGCGTGTACAACGACGGAAATGACCTGCTCGGTGTAGCGACTGTGGACCTCCCGTCCATTGAAGCGATGAGCGACACGGTCAGCGGAGCCGGTATCGCCGGCGAAGTTGAGAGCCCGATTCTCGGCCACTTCGGTTCGATGACTGCGACCTTCACTTGGCGCACCATCACGCCCGAACTTGCAAAGCTCGCGAACCAGAAGGCGCATGCGCTCGATTTGCGCGGATCGCAGCAGGTTTACGATGCTGCACTTGGCGAATATTCGTCTGTGCCGGTGCGCGTGTCTCTGCGTGCGACGCCAAAGAGCATCTCGCTCGGATCGTTCGAAGTGGGCTCTACGACCGACAGCGAAAGCGAGTTCGAGGTGATCTACATGAAGGTCCTTGTGAATGGCAAGGAGCTCATCGAAATCGACAAGTACAACTTCATCGCCAAGTTCGATGGGGAAGACAAGCTCGCCAGCGTTCGAAAGGACCTGGGCTTGGCGTAAAGCACTACGCCGGGGGCGGCATGAGTCGTGCCCCGGCAATCCCAAAACAAAGGAGTGAAAAACATGAAGTACATCCTCTCTAAGGAATATGAGTTTGAAGGCCAGAAGTACACGGAGATCGAACTGAACCTTGATGTCCTTACTGGCAAGGATGTGTCTGCGGTGAAGCGCGAATGGGCGCGTGCGGGGAATATTTCTCCGTTGGTTGCCGTGGACACTGATTTCTGCGTGTACCTTGCAGCGAAGGCCGCGAAGCTTCCGATTGAGTTCATGGAAAACCTTCCCGCCAAGGACTACTGCGCAATCGGGCAGGAAGTCAGCAATTTTTTGTTGGGGTGATCGGCGTTGCGGAGCGGTCTGATCCTGACGATGAGGTCAAGTCGGCGGCGGTGTCTATTGCTCGCGTCATGAAAGGCGGCGCTCTCGAATGGATGCAAGAGCCGTTGATTGAGCTCGCATCATGGAACAGGACGATCACAAAGCAGCTCGAAGCGGAAGCTCGGGCGGCGAAGAAAAAATAAGGCGGGAAATCGCCTTTTTTCGTAAGGAGGTGACCTCATGTCGAAGGTTTACGACATTGCCTTCAAGATCGCGGGGAAGCTTTCCGGAGACTTCGCGAACACCTTCAAGAAAGGGCAGGAGACCGTCGCCCGCATGGGTGATTCACTCGCTACGCTGAATGCGAAAGCTGCAAAGATGGACGGCCTGGTAAAGGCACGCAAGGCTGTAGGCGAAAGTTCGCGAGAGTACATCCGTGCGAAAGAAAAGGTCGCAGCACTTGGAAGAGCAATGAGCGCGACCAAGGAGCCGTCCGCCCAGATGGTCTCCGAGTTCAACAAGGCGAAAGCCGCCCTTGAAAAGTCGAAGGCTGCTCTTGAGCGGAATCGATCTTCTTTGCGCGAACTCGACGGGCAGATGGGAACGACCGGCACGCACCTGAGGACGCTTATCGAGCGACAGAATGCGCTCGCACAATCAGCTGACAGGGCTCGTGCGGCACAGCAGAAGCTCGCGAAGATCAACGAGCGATTGAGCAAGGCTCAGGGCGTTCAGGACAAGGCCAGCGAAATGCGGTCTTCGAGCGCGGGCGTTCTAATGGGCATTGGCGCTACGGTTGCCGCAACCGCTGGTGCTCCGGTCAAGCAGGCGATGAGCTTTGAAGACCAACAGGCTGAGCTCCGAAAGTTCTCGGACGACTACAAGCAAGTCTTCGATGGCATTCAGAAGCTCTCGCTCCAATACGCGAAGAGCACTGAGGACATGACAGCGATGGCGGCGAACGCCTTCCAGTCCGGTATCGCAAAGACGGCTGACGAGGCTCTGAAGCTCGTTGAGATTCAGAACCAAATGGCCATCGCCTTCGATATGACGGGGGATGAGGTCGGTGCTGCATACGCGGACATCCAGTCCAAGATGGGCATCAACATCGACCAGAGCAAGGCAATGTTCGACATCGTCAACCAGATCGGCAATACCACGAGCGCGTCGGCAAAGGACGTCGTCGAGGTGCTTGCTCGATCCGGTGGTGCTCTGAAGGGCTTGACCGCGATGAATGAGAAGCAGATTGCGGCTCTTGCCGGCTCGTTCCGATCTGCGTCCGTTTCGTCCGAAGTCGCTTCGACCTCGATGATGTCCTTCATCAACGCGCTGTCGTCTGGTGAAGGCGCTACGAAGGGTCAGAAGAAGGCGATGGAAGCGCTCGGTATCGACGCGGGCAAGATGGCTCACATGATGACGTCGAGCTCTGAAAATGCTCAAAAGGCGATTCAGGACGTTTTCAAGCGCATCAACGGTCTGCGTGAAGACCAGAAGTCTTCGATCATCGGTGCTCTCTTCGGTAACGAGGCGGGCGTGAAGTCTGCGGTTGCAACGCTTGCTAAGCAGGGCGACTTGCTTGCAGGCAACTTCGCGATGATTTCCGATCCGGCTCAGTATGCCGGTTCGATGCTGAAGGAGTTCCAGTCCAGGGCTGACACGACCTCGAATTCCCTGCAGATTGCAGGTAACGCGGTCAAGCTAGTTGCCGGCGGGATCGGGACGGCTCTTCTTCCTGCTGTCCGAAAGTCGGCGGAAGCCTTCGTGAAAAGTAGCGAGGGCGTCATCAAGTGGGTGAGTGAGAACCAGTCGTTGATCCTTACGGCCATGAAGGTCGGCGGTGCCCTCCTCGGATCTGTGGCGGCTTTTCATGCGCTACGCCTTGGGTTCGCGCTTTTGGCGAGCCCCGTTATCTCGATGTACAAGGGCTTCCTGAACATCCAGAAAGCAATCACGCTGATGAGGAACAGCACTGTTCTTGCGACGGTCGCATCGAAGGCTCAGGCCTTTGCGATGGGGGCTTGGAAAATTGCTGTGACGGCAGCGACGGCAACGGCCAAGCTGATGCGAACAGCGATGCTATTGCTTAATGGCGCGATGCGTGCGAATCCTGTGGGGGTCGTCATTACGGCCTTCACGTTGCTCGTTGGTGCAGGGCTTGCGGTCTACAAAAACTGGGACGCGATCAAGGCGAAGGCTGTCGAGCTGTGGAATTCGTTCTCCTCGAACTTCCCGAATATCGCTTCGGTCGTGAAGGCAAACTTTGCGATTGTCGCTGGTGTCGCCAAAAACGTCTGGGGCGTCTTCTCGAACCTGATCGGATTCGTGAAAAACGTCTTTACCGGCCAATGGTCGGCAGCCTGGGAGAACGTGAAGGGTATTTTCTCGAATGCTTTTCAGGCGCTTGAGGGGATTGCTAAGGCTCCGATCAACGGGGTAATCAATCTCGTCAACGGCGCAATCGGTGCAATCAACGGCATTTCTGTGGACATTCCGGAGTGGGTGCCGAAGTTCGGCGGCCAGACTTTCGGCGTAAATCTTCCGAAGATTCCTCAGCTTGCAGAGGGCGGCATTGCTACCCGTTCGACGTTTGCCAATATTGGCGAAGGCGGCGAGCCTGAGGCGGTTATTCCGCTCTCGAAGCTGTCGTCAATGCTTGGCTCTGGGGTTGGTATGGGCGGCGGCATCACCGTCAATTTCGCTCCCGTCATCAACGTTTCGGGTGGCTCTGGTGATGCCTACGAAGGCGTGAAGCGCGGCCTTGATGAAGGTCGACGACAGCTTGAAAAGGACCTGCGCCGTCTGTTGGCGGATCAGCAGCGTCTATCTTTTTCATAAGGAGGCGGTGACGTGAAGACATACACGACCGTCGCGCAGGACACGTGGGACATCATCGCTAAGCGAGTCTATGGCTCTGAGGCGTTGATGGACCAACTGATCCGCGCGAATTTACAGCACCGGAAGACAGTTTTCTTCAGTGCGGGCGTCGTGCTCAATGTGCCGGACATTGACACAGACTCGATGGAGTTTGCTGAGAACCTGCCGCCTTGGAAACGTCAGGAGGGTGCGCGATGAGTGGACCTATCCAGACCTATTTGAGGCTCCTCTTCACCGAAGCCGGCAAGTCGGTGTCGGAGGACATTCTGCCGGACCTGCTCTCTTTCACGTACGACGACAAAGAGACGAACGAGGCGGATGAAATCAGCCTCACGCTCAAAGACCCGACGGGAAAGTGGGCGTCGAAGTGGAAGCCGGACGGCGGCGAAGTCGTCCGCGCCTACATCGCATCGGGGACGGTTGACGGGAAGAAGGGGCGCGAGCTTTTCTGCGGAAAGTTCTTTGTCGATTCTCTCCGCACCAGTGGATCGCCTCGTGTCTTCGAGATGCGGGCCGTGTCGATCCCGATGAACACTCCGATTCGTCGCAAGATGATCACGAAGGCCTGGGAGAAAAAGACGCTCAAGGGCATCGCTCAGGAAATTGCGGCGGCTGCGAAAGTCAAGCTCCTCTTCGATTCGAAGGAGAACCCGAGCTACGACCGACAGGATCAGAAGGCCGAAAGCAACCTGAAATTTCTCTCCCGCCTATGTGAAGACGCCGGCCTTTCAATCAAGGTGACGGACTCGCAGATTGTGATTTTCGACCAAGCATTCTATGAAAAGAAGAAGCCCGTCAAAACGCTCACGCTGGGCGTCTCGGACATCCTTTCGTGGGACTTCGAGTCGCAGCAGTCTGAGACGTACAAGAGTTGCACGATCTCATACCGCAACCCTAAGGAAAAGAAGAAGTCCTCCGCAGGCGGCTACACGTCGAACGAGTATGACATCGACGCCGTTCCTGAGAAGAAAAATCCTGCCGTCATGACGTACACCTACGTCGATCCGGACGCCGATGACGACGGTCAGGAATACCAGGTTAAGAAGCGTGCGACTTCGATCTCCGAAGCGAAGCGGATCGCTAAAGCAACGCTTCGCAAGCTCAACCTTCGGAAGATGACCGGCAGTCTTTCTCTTGTCGGCGACACGTCTCTTGTGGCGGGTGTCGTCATCATTCTGAAGGGCTTCGGAAGTTTCGACGGAAATTTCATTGTGGAAAGCGCGTCCCACTCGGTTTCTACGAGCGGGTACGTGACATCGATTTCCGTTCGGAGAGTCAACAACAACTATTGAGGAGGTGCGGCATGGACGCACTTTGGAAAGTTCCTGAGGTGCCGAGCCTCATCAAGATCGGTGAGGTGTCGAGCATCGATCCTGCGAAATGTACTGCTCGCGTCGTTTTCGACGACGAAGATGGACTCGTGAGCTACGACCTCCCCATTCTTCAGCGCAACTCGCTCAAAAATCACGACTTTGCGATGCTGGACGTCGGTGAAGATGCAATCGTCCTCTTCTTTGGTGAAGGGCAGGAAGACGGCGTCATTCTCGGTTCAATTTACGCGGGCGAAGTAACGCCTCCGGAGTCGACCGAGAATCGACGCACGGTTGTCTTCGATGACGACACGCGCGTCTGCTACGACCGTCATGAGCACAAGCTCACGGTGACGATTGAGGGGACGGAGATTGTTTTCAACCGCCAGGACGGCTCCATCACGGTGCCGAACGCCGTGACGATCAATTGCACAACGGCGACGGTCAATGCGTCGTCGAGCGTCACGCTTGACACGCCGAAAACGGACATTACTGGTGTGCTGAATGTAATGGGCCTCATTACCGGGAAGGGCGGCCTTGCCGTCAGCGGTGGTTCTGGCGCGGCAGTGTCCGTTACCGGGGACATGAATCTGCAGGGGCAGGTTGACGCTTCTGGTGACGTTAAGGCAGGCGGCATCAGCCTCATGAACCACGTTCACACTGAACAAGGTGACGGGGCCGACGTGAGCAAGCCGAAATAAGAAAGGAGGGCTTTCCTATGGGCTTGGGTTTCAGCGCAGTTGGCATTTTTGGCAAACTGCCTTTTCTCTGCAGTAGTGCAGTGACATTCACCTTCAAGGACCTGTCAGTTTCACGCTCGGTTCGATGGGCGACGCACGAAGTGATAGGCCAGAAACCCGTTCTTGAATACATCGGTCCAGGACTCACAGAGGTCAGCTTCAACATTCAGCTGAACTCGATGCTTGGGACTCCGCCTTTGGCAGCGCTAATTCAGCTCAAGAAAATGCTCGAGAAGAAACAGGCTGAGCGTTTGCTCATCGGCCCAGATTATCTCGGTAAGTTCGTCATCGAATCAATCGGTGAAGAGCGAAAGTATCACAACAACTTCGGCATCTGCGTGTCAGCAGAGGTCAGCATCACCTTGAAGGAGGCGGCATAAATGGCTCAGTACACAGTGACGCTGTCAAGTCAAGTCGACTTCGCGCCGTCGGACGAGGTGCGAGAGATTCTGCAGAACGTGCGGACGATCCTCAGCACGCGTAAGGGCTCCGTTCCTCTGGACCGAGACTTCGGGCTGACTTGGGCGCATATCGACAAACCAATGCCGGTTGCAAAGATGCTGATGCGGTCTGAGGTTATTGACGCGATTGAGGAGTACGAGCCAAGAGCAACGGTCGTGTCTGTCGACTTTGACGAGGACACTGCGAGCGCAATGGACGGCATTTTGAAACCGCGCGTTGTTGTGCAAATCGGAGAGGAGGAATAAGGCATGGCAGAAACCATTCCACGCTGGCACTTACCGGCGGTTGAATTTTTGGAAACAGATGCCGAGACCATCAAGGCTGAGATCATTACTGGGTACGAGCAAGCGAGCGGACGCACACTCGCGGCGGGGGACCCGGTTCGCCTCTACCTGTTGAGCCTCGCTGCTGTCATCATTCAGCAGCGCACTGCCGTGAATCTGGCGGCACAGCAGAATCTGCTTTCATACGCTCAGGACGGCTATCTCGATGCGCTCGGTACGCTTTTGAGCGTTACGCGTCTTGCCGAAAGTAGGGCCGTTACGACGATCAAATTCACGCTTTCGCAGGCTCTGGCGACGGTCTACACGATCCCTGCTGGAACTGAGGTGACGAACGGGGTTGTGACCTTCGCGACGGACCATGAACTCAATATTGAGAAAGGTAAGCTCGAAGGGAGTGTCACGGCATCCTGCACCGTTGCGGGTACGATCGGCAACGATTACCTTGCCGGGCAGGTCAACACGATCGTCAAGCCGATGACGTTCGTCTCGAAAGCTGAAAACACAACGATCACGACGGGCGGTTCCGAAGCGGAAAGCGACGAGTCTCTTGCAGAGCGCATTCGCCTCGCACCGAACGGCTTCTCTGTTGCAGGTCCTGAGAAGGCGTATGTCTACCATGCGAAGAGCGTGTCGAGCTCCGTGCTAGACGTTTCTGTCACCTCCCCGACACCAGGCGAGGTCGATGTTTACGTTCTGCTCGCGGGCGGTGAATTGCCTTCAAAAGAAACGCTTGAGCAGATCGATGCGTACTTGAGTGATGAAACGCGTCGACCTCTCACGGACTTCGTCCAGGTGCTTGCGCCGAAGGCCGTGAATTATGAGCTTGAGATTCATTACTGGATCAGTCGCGAGGACAGTTCGCGCGCCGAGCAGATCAAATCTGATGTTGAAAAGGCGGTCGAAAAATACCGCGTGTGGCAGCAAGGAAAAATCGGGCGCGACATTCTCCCTGCAAGGCTCATTCAGTACGTCATGCAGGCGGGAGCTTCGCGCATCGACAACCCGACGATGAAGCCAGTTGATTTCCAGAAGCTCGAAAGCGACCAGGTCGCGCAGTGCACGGGCGTGAAGATCGTTTACGAGGGCTACAAGGATGAGTAAGGAGCTCGCGGAGGTAAGGCTGAGCGACTTGCTTCCGGACTCAATTGCTCAAGACGACAACGTCAGGCACAGCGCGACGGCGCTCGACAAGCAGTTGCTCGATATGACGGCGGCGGTTGATCTTCCGTCGATTTACGTCAGCATTGACAAGCTCACGAGCACGCAGCTCGACCACGTCGCCTATGGGTGGGATGCGAGCGTTTGGCGCGATTCCTGGCCCGTTGCTTTGAAGCGTAGCGTCCTGAAAAACGTTGTGAGGGAAAAGCGAAAGAAAGGGACGCTTCGTGCTGTCAAAGATGCCGTTTCTTCGATCGGTTCGGCTGCGACCATCAGAGAGTGGTGGCAGATGGAACCCAAGGGAACGCCTCACACGTTCGAGATTCAGGCGACGCTTGGAAACATAGACGGCACGCTTGATGCCGAAATGCAGGAGGACCTTTTCGCGCTCGTCGACGACGCGAAGCCAGTCCGTTCGCATTACACCTTCGTGCTCGTGAGACAGCTACAGGGCGGCATGGGTGTTGACGGTTATCTTCGCCCGGTGGCTTACGCGCGTATTCGCTCTGAAGAGATTGTGAGCCGAGACATTGATGCGGCTGTCGGCATTTTCGTCGGGGCACGGCCTATCGCGATGCGCTCGCTCGTCGGCCTCGCAAAATAAGGAGGGGTTTTTATGGACATCGTTTTGACGACGGCAGGTATTCAGGCCGTTATCAACGCAAAAGAGACCGGGACCAACGCCGTCACCATTTCTGAGATCGGTGTCGGCACCGGCAAATACACAGCAAGTAAGGAGCAGACACAGTTACAAGCTCAAGTCAAGCGCTTGCCGATTCTCGAAGGTGGGCAAGCCGGTGACAATGCGATTCACGTCGCATGCAAGGACGACGGGCCGGGCGCGTACGAGGTGTGCGAGTTCGGCCTTTTCCTTTCTGACGGGACGCTTTTCGCGGTCTACTCGCAGAGCACTCCGATCATTGCAAAGCAGGAGTCAAGCAATTTGCTCCTTGCTATCGACATGAAGCTCGAAGGCGTCAGCACCGGGAACGTCACTTTCGGCGACATGTCTTTCTCTTTCACAGCCGCAACACGTGAAAACGCAGGAATCGTTGAGCTTGCTACTGACGAAGAAACGCAGGCAGGGACCGATACGCAGCGAGTCGTGACGCCCGCCAGTCTGAAGAGCTTGACTTCTACGGCAAAGCGTGCGGGTCTCATCCGCACAGCATCGGAAGGCGAAGCGAAGGCGGGAACGGAAGGCGCGGCTGCTCTCACGCCTGCGACCCTGAAAGGCGCGGCTGCTTCCGAAGCGGAAACGATCGAAGGGAAGTCCGGGACGCTCTATGTGACGCCTCTCGGCCTTCGAGGCTTGAAAGCTACGACCGGACGAAACGGTCTTGTCGAACTGGCGACCGAGGCTGAGGCAAAGGCAGGGACGGACAAAGAACGCGCCGTTACTCCTGCGGGTTTAAAGGCTGTCGTCGATGAGGCGACCCCGGACGCAAGCGAAGCCGCCAAGGGGATGATTCAGATCGCCTCTACTGTTGAAGCTACAGCCGGAACAGACGCTCTGAAGGCAATGACGCCCGCGACTGGAAAGGCTGCACTCGATGCGCGAATTGCGACAGTTGAGGAGGCGAAAGTTGGCACGTCGATGACGAAGTTCATCACGCCAGCAACGCTGAAAGCTGTTGTTGATGCAGCTGTGGCGGCGGCTCTTGCGAAACAAGGAGGTGCCGAATAATGGCCAACACAATTTTGATTACTGACGCCGGTCTGGCAGAGGTCGTCAACGCCGAGCAGTCTGGAACCGCGCCCGTCGTCATTACAGAGGTGGGCTACGGTACGGGGCAATACACGCCGACTGGCGACATGACGGCTCTGAAGGAAGAGTTCAAGCGTCTGACGACCATAGCAGGCGGTGCGGTTGGAGACAACGTCATCCACCTTGCGGCCCGCGATGATTCGGCCGAGGCCTACACGGTCTACGAGGTCGGCCTCTACACGGCGAGCGGAACCCTTTTCGCGGTTTGCTCGCAGACGGTTCCAATCATCCAGAAGGCTTCGCAGTCGCAGGCTCTGCTCGCGATTGACCTTGCGGTGACGGACTTCTCTGCGGACTCTATCGCTTTCGGCGATACGAACTTCCTGAATCCGCCGGCGACGACCACGACTCTCGGTGTCGTTGAACTTGCGACGAATGAAGAAACGATTGCGGGAACAGATGGAACGCGTGCTGTCACGCCGAAGAGCCTGAGCGCACGAACATCGACGGAAAGCCGCACCGGTTTGATCCGCATCGCCGTTCCGGCTGAAGTGCTTTCTGGCAAGGACAACACGAAAGCCGTGACTCCGTTTGGCTTGCTGTCTGCTTTTTTGAAGAATCACGGCGACAGTGGATTCCAGAAGTTGCCGAACGGTCTCATCGTTCAGTGGGGCAAGGCTTCGATTGCGGCCGATGGTTCGACCGTTGTTGCTTTCCCTGTAGCTTTTCCGACGAGTGCCGTTTTCGCGAATGCAACGCCTACTGGTGAGGTTGCTGCGGACTTCGTTGCCACTGGCTTGACGAAGGGGAACACGACATTCAAGCACACCGCAAACGGAAAGGTCCAGGCGCTCTGGATGGCGCTCGGATTCTGAAAGGAGAGGATTCTATGGCTTACTACTACAGCGCGTCTCAACGCGCTTTTTACTGCACGGAGATCGTGTCGGTGGACGTTATGCCTGCCGACAAGGTGGCCGTTACAGACGAAAGCTACAAGGCTCTGATGGCTGCCCAAAATGCGGGGAAGTTGATTCGACCTGGTGCGGGCGGAGCTCCTGAAGCCGTCGATCAGACGGGCGCTGTCGCAACTGGCATCGTCCACGAGCTGACGGCTGCAACTGCTGACAAGCTGGGGCACATCAAGATCGGCAAGAACGTCGACGTTGAGGTTGACGGAACGATTTCTGTCAATCTCTCGAAGGACATTGGCGATCGAAGGGACCGCGCTCCTGAAAAGCCCGATTACGGCCTGAGTTGAAGGAGGTGGAAACATGGCAGCGGTCAAAAATTTCACGCTCGATCAAGGCTCCGATAAGACGGTGTCCTTCATCCTGAGCGACAAGAACGGTCCGCTTGACTTGACAGGATATTCAGCCGCCATGCAGTTGCGCAGGTACGCATTCAGCGAGGAAGCAATTGACACGCTGACGACGTGTAATGGTCGTCTTCTGCTCGATGAGTCGGCGGGAAAGGTCACAGCGAAATTCAAACATGAAAACACAGAAGGGTACCCGGGTGACACGGTGCTGTACGACCTGGAGCTTCAGTCTCCGGACGGCGAAATCACGCGGGTCGTTGAGGGAAAAATCAAGGTCTCCCCGGAGGTGACTCGTGTTAAATGCGCGCGCAAGGCGTGAGCTCGCAATTACTGCGCAAATCACGTCAGAAGAAGAAATTCAAGTAGATGCTCAATGTCAGGACATCGTTCCCAAGGTCGTGACCGTTGAGGTTCCCGGCATTCAGGGGCCGCCGGGGAAGGACGGTGCGCCTGGAAAGGACGGAGAGGACGGTCAGGATGGCACCTCTTTCGTCCAACGCATCGACAACTCTTTTATTGACAATCTTTTTTAATCGTAAAGGGAGTGAGAAAAATGAGTGCTTTGAATGCTTTTTTAGACAAGCAAGGCTTGACTCATTACGACAGCAAATTGAAGACGGTTGTTGCCGGATCGATGACAATCGAGGGACGCACCATCACCTTGAAGAGCGTTTCAGGCGCAACGATTGCTACGGTGACGATGCCGCAGACGATCTATGAGCTTGCAACGGCTCAGAAAGACGGTCTGATGAGCAAAGAAGACTTCGCCAAGTTGCAAGGTATCGCGGCTCAGGCGACGAAGGTCGAAAACTCTGAAACGAACGGGAACATCCAGATCAATGACGTGGAGACGCCCGTTTATGTCCATCCGACCGTGACGGCAGGCGCTCTTGCGTCTGGGCTCTACAAAATCACGACCGACGGCAATGGACACGTTACCCTCGGTACGAAGGTTGTCAAGGGCGACATCACGGCACTCGGTATTCCGGCGCAGGACATGACGTATGGCCCGGCCACGGCTGATGCTGCGGGGCTGATGTCTGCTGCCGACTTCACAAAATTGCAAGGAGTCGCTGTGGGAGCTCAGGTCAACGTACTCGAAAAAGTGAGCGTCAACGGCGGTGCTCTGCCGGTCAGTTCGAAGGGCGTCAATATCGATCTCACGCCGTACGCTCTAAAAACGGACATTGCGAGCGCCGTGAACTACAGGGGCTCCGTTGAAAACTATGCAGCTCTGCCGACCGAGGGTGTGAAGGCCGGCGATATGTACAACGTTGAAACCGCCGACCCTGCGCATCAGATCGACGCAGGGATGAATGTCGTCTGGAATGGCGAGAGTTGGGACGCGATGGCCCCGATGATCACGATGACTGGCATTACGAACGAAGAGATCGACGCCCTCTTCGCGTAGGGGGCGTTCCGATGGCTAACTCTTTTCTTGATTTGATAGGGCTGGCTCACTTCAAAGAGAAGCAGAGTCAGCAAATTAGCAAAGAGTTCGCAAAGAAGTCCGAGGTCGTCACAAAGGCTGATGCCTCGGATTTCGCGAAACACAAGACGTGCAGCGCGATTCGAGATCGAGCACCGTCAAAGCCGGACTACGGCTTATCAAAAACAAAGGAGGGGGCTAAATAATGGCTCTGAAAGAACAGGACATCGTCTTTACGACGACGGATGAGGCGGGTAACCCCGTCATTCAGTTTCCGATTACGCGCGTCGAAAATGTCGAAGACGCCGTGCGTACTGTGAACAAGAAGAAGCCTGACAGCAATGGCGACATTCAGATTGATGTCGACATGAGTCATCTGGCGACAAAAGATGAGCTGACGAAGGGCTTGGCGAATAAGCGAGATCACACGATCCAGATCGCCAACGCGGACTTGAACACGCTGCTTGAGGACAAAACCTGGGCTTGCAGCGGGACGTTGAAAAACACTCCGATCCCTTGCACTTTCTGCATTGTGCAAGCCTACGACACGGGTGCTCCTGTCAGCGGGAACATCGTGCAGGTCTGCTACATCCCGAATCAGACGAACAACACGGTTCGAGCTTTCTGGCGCAACTGCCTCAATGGGGCGACCTTCGGAGCATGGTCGGAATCAGGAGCTGTGAAGACGGTCAATAGCATTGCTCCGGACGATGAGGGGAACGTCAATGTACCGAACGCTACGACGAGTAAGTTTGGCCTTGTGCGCCTTGCTGCCGAAGAGGACGTTTTGAACGAGGCTCCCCAGACAGCGGTCTGCACTCAGCTGATCTACGAAATCAACGAGTTCCGACGTAAGTCTACGGCCTATAACGTCGGCGACAAGGTGGACTGCGCCTTCCAGTACGAGCGATTTTTGGAGTGCACGAAGGCTGGGACGACGAGTGCGGACCTGCTTGATACGCGAAACGTCACGCACGGGCAGGTCATTCAGGACGGGTTGGCTGAGTGGACAGTTCGCACCCATGTTAGAAGTGTAAATGGAGCCGTTGCAGGCGCTGATGGGAACGTCAATATGATGCTTGCCGTTTACCCAGTCGGCTCGATTTACATGAGTACCAATCCGGCGAATCCAGGTTCTCTGTTCGGAGGTACATGGAAGGCTCTTGATGAGGGGCGCGTCCTGATTGGTGCAGGCGCTGCTTACCCTGCCGGTCAGACTGGCGGTAAGGAAACGCATACTCTGACGACTGATGAGATGCCGTCGCATACGCACAGCGGTAGCACGTCAAGCGCAGGAAGTCACAGACACGACATTTTCGCTAATGACAATAGATTCGGCACTAACTATCCCTTGCGTAATTATTCGTACGCAGCCGTTAAAGGTAATGCCGATGGCCCCACTGGCGATTCAAACTACAACATTGCCGGTACATCCTCATCTCCATCTCTTGGTGAAACTTCTTCGAGTGGTAATCATTCGCATACGCTTTCTTTGCAGAGTGCCGGCGGAGGGAAAGCCCACAACAATATGCAGCCGTACTTGTCTGTGTATATGTGGACCCGTATCAAGTAAGGAGGTAAAAGAAAATGCAAGACTTGGTTTTGATCCAGGATGATGTTGTAATTATTCAAACGAGCAGTTCGATCTACGAAGACTCGCGCGCGAATTTTGAGACAGACAGCGGACTTAAATTGGAGTGTGAGAGTGCGGACTACAACCGATCGATTGGTTCGTTCTGGCTGAATGGAAAAGCCTTTCAGAAGATGCCGAGTGCCCTTTTCGAGGCTATTCTGGATAACGTTCAAACATACATCGACGTAAAGGAAAAGCGAGAGGGTGCGGAGCGAGAACGAGAAGAAGCCAAACGTATCGCAAACATGACGGATGAAGACCATGCCGTTGAGGTTCGTTCTCAGCGAGACCGTCTGATTGCGGAGACCGACTACCTCGCAATGCCGGACTATCCGCTCAGCGAGGAAGACCGAGGCATCGTGACGGCCTATCGCCAGGCACTTCGTGATGTGCCGACGCAGGAAGGTTTTCCGCGCGAAGTGGTGTGGCCAGAGGCTCCCGCTGTGTTCAAGAGAACGAAAGGATAAGCAAACGCCCGGATAAACCGCCGGGCGTTTAGCATATTTGGACTTGGTTAGCGAGCACAGTAGGTTTTCCCACTGGTCCAAAAATATCAGTTGGTTTGTATTGCGAATTGATTATGGCCAACCATTCTAATATTCAACGTTAAGTGAAAGTATTATTTGATGGTTGGCCTTGTGCGCAAGATAAATGTCACTTAAAGAGTGCTTGAGGAAGGAATATTACCTTTAATAGGGACATGGCGTTCTTTCTCTTTACAACTCCAGGTCTGCACATTCCTTTGAGTATGTATGACAGAAAGAGTTTTTTCATTTGCTTAAAATAATCATTTCTTAAATCATAAGGTGTTTTGTGATACAGCCAAACGACGTTTTGAATGCTCCAGTCGACTAGATTTATGTAATGATCGATCATTCCAGTTTTTTGAAAATCTTCTCGTACTTTATCTAGCATGGTAAAAACATCTTTTGTTTTTGGGTTATGTCCGAAGGTGATTTGTCCGTTGCGACCTAACCGATAATAATGGAGCGGTTCTTTAACAAAAGTTACAACTGGATTTCTAATCCAGCAACCTAAAATAAAAGGATTGTCCTCGTAAAGAATTCCTTCGATAAATTTTAGGTTATTTCGCGTGATGAAATCTTTTTTATAAAGCTTTGCCCACACTAATGGCCACATGTTGAACAAAATGGGCAGATAGTCTACGGCGTTAAAGACTTCTTTAGGGAAGATGGGGATGTGTTGGTTGTAGATCGTTTCGTTGCTATATGACTCGAATATGTCATATCCTACGACATCGGCATTTGTAGATATGGCGCGATTTACGACTGTTCTATAGCAATCTGGGTGCAACCAATCGTCACTATCTAAAAAGGCAACGTAGAATCCTGTTGCAACTTTTAGCCCTGCATTTCTAGCGCTTGAAGGGCCGCCGTTGTCTTTGTGAATAACTCGTATCCTGTGATCTAATTCTTTCCATCTCTCGCATATTTCTGGAGACTTATCTTTTGAACCATCGTTAACAAGAATTATTTCAAGATTTTTGTAGGTTTGATTTACTACGCTTTTAATGCATTGGTCCAGGTATTCTTGCACCATATATACGGGTATGATTACAGAGACCAAAGGATCGTTTGAGGAAGAATGGGTGATATTCTGAGACATATTTAATATAGATGCAAAAAAGGCTCACGGCTTCAGAATCAGCTATGAGCAGAGGACGTACACGTAATTGTATCACACCGCCTTCTGGCGGTTTTTTCATATGTGGGATTTGATTGTCAAGGCGCTGAAAGATGCGCTGAAGGAAAAGGTGACTGAAATGACGAAAGAAGAAGTGAAGGAATGGCTCGACAAGCTCGGCGTCAAGGTCGAGGAAGTGACGGACGAGCTCATCGCCAAGGTGGAAGCCCAGAAGGCTCTGCTCGATGCGGAGACGCGCCGGAAGACTCGACTCTTCTGGGGACCGGTTGGTTTTTTGGTTGGCGCGGTCGCCGGCTATGTCTGCGCGGCCTTTTTCTGAGAACTGTGGGGTTTGCGTCCATAGACCAATATCAACTCCCTCGAGGATATTCCTCGGGGGATTTTTTTATGAGGAGAAGATGCCAGAGAAAGAAGTGATAACGGAGACCCAGGCGCTTGCCGCGTCTGGGGGCTTCGCCGCCCTATGCGGTTGGCTGAACTATCTGCTCCTGATTGAGGAAGGGCGGGAGTTCTCGTGGGGAGGGATGTTCTTGCACTGCGCGATCAGTGCGGTGTGCGGTCTGATCTCTTACGAAATCTTGGCTTACGAAGGCTTCCCGCCGGGGTTTTGCGGAGCGCTGTCAGGCTTGGCAGGTTGGGGCGGCACACGAGTCTTGAGGCTGATAGAGATTGTCGCGACAAAGAGGGCGGGGATTAAAAAGGAGGATTTGGAATGAAGAACTTTTCTGAGTACCAGGCTGAGTCCGCGATGGACTTCATTGAGGCGTGGGAAGGGTGTCGCTTGCAGGCGTACAAGTGTCCTGCTGGCGTTTGGACGATCGGCGTGGGGCACACGAAGGGTGTGACGGAGCACGACGAGATCACGTATGAGCAGTCGAGGGAGCTACTTCGAAAGGACATCGAGGAGGTCAAGCGCGGGCTCGCGCCGTTCGTCAACATTCACGTGACGGAGGGGCAGTTCATTGCGCTGGTGAGCCTCGCTTTCAACGTAGGCGTCTCTTATGTCGTGCACAAGTGCCCGAAGCTTATGCAGGCGCTCAATGCGGGCGATGTCGAGGCCTGCGCTCATGACTTCTTGGACATTGATTCTGCGAACGGCGTGAAGCTTCCTGGCTTGACACGCAGGCGTCAGTCAGAAGCCAGGCTTTTCTTAGGCGAGGGTGTCCCGGCGATATAAGGTGCACTAGTAGAGAAAAAGGAAAAGCCGGTCAGTTGTGGCGACTGATCGGCTTCGAGCGTTTTCTGGGTTGCATACAGAGAACTATGGAACAAAGGAAATTATATGACGATTGAAGAGCAGGTTATGGAAGTGAGAGAAAAGCAGGCGTTTTGGCAAGGCGTTGTGAGGGGCGTAATCGGATCTGCGGTGTTTTTTGCAGGGTTGGTAACCCTGATCTACTACATCGTTCAAATCGTGGACGCGCTGAAATGAGCGTAATAAAGGCAAAGCCGCTCAGTTGTGGGGCTGAGCGGCTTTGGGTGTCTTCTGTTGGCACAGATAGAGACTTGATGATTGTGTGTAGGAACCATCGATGTACAGTTTATCAGATCTAGTACAGGCGTTGAAGATGGCTGAAGAGTTATCGTTTTGGGCTGGGTTGCCTCTCTACGGAATTGGATACGGAGTAGCAATCTGGGTTTTGTCTTGGGGGCTTGGAAAGCTTCGAGAAGTTCTTGCCTCTTGGATTGAGTCGATCAAGGGATGGAGGGGCGATGAATAGCCTTGTCCTGAAATATGTGGCGGTACTTGTAGCGAGTGCCGCCTTTTTTGTTACTGGCTACCAGTACGCGGCGGCTCTGTACACAAAAGACATCGAGGAAATGCGCCGAGATTATGCCGAGCGGTCTCGAATCATGGAGGAGGAATATCGTGCTCACGAACAAAAGCAGACTCAAGCCCTTGTGGCGGCTTGGCAGGAGCGTGATGCCGCTCTTGCTCGCATTGGTGTTCTTGCTGGTGATGTTGGGCGGGTGCGCAAGCAAGCAGCCGACGCTCGCCGTCGATTGTCCGCAGCCGGTGCCGGTACCTGCAAGTCTGAAAGAGAGCAGCTTGCCCGATGCGCAGACCTTGTCGAGCGAGGCACGGAGTTGGTTCGACGAGGTGTCGAGCTTTCTGAGCGGACTGCGATAGATAAGGACTCGGTTGTTCAACTTGTAAGATAAAATGGGAGAGTCTTGATCAAGGAGCAATCAATGCCCGATTATGAAATCAATACATTTGCCGAGCTGTGCCAGAGAATCATTGACTCTGACGGCAAGGGGGTCGAAAACCTTGTTGCTGTGACAAGTCCGGGCGCGTTTGCATGTACGATCAAGATAGAAGGGGACGGATACTGCGGAGAGATCCCTGGTTTTCTTCTCCAAAGCCTTTCGGAGTTCCAGACACAGGCGTTCCGAGCCTATGCTATGGCGGTATACGGGAAGGACGATCTCCGAGGTTTGGATAAAAGCAAGCTTTGGTGTTCTGTCCAGAGTCGCCAAGGTTCTTTGGATCTGGTGTTTTGTCTGGCTGTTCTCGGCGTGGGCATAGGAACTGCGATGATAAAAGATATGTCCGCAACACAAAAGACGATCTTGGGCCTAGGGGTGTTCGCTGTTTTTGCCGGGTACATTGGGGCAGATATCTACAAGACCTATTCTGCCGAGAGCATTGAGCTGGAGAAACAGGAAACTGAGCGGCAAAAAATCGAGGCCGATACGGCGAACAGGCTAGCCGAGCAGGATATAATTCGCACCGCCATGATACTTTTGAGCAAACAAGCTTCTGAGAAGGATCTGGATACCCTCGTGGCAGCTGGTGCTCATGGTCGGGTTGGGGTTGATGCCTTGATCCGAGACGCGAGGGGTGCTGTTCGCGTTACCTATGGCAAGACCGTGGTCGAGCAGGACGAGATCAAGCGGATACAATCTCCCGAGTCGGTTCCTGTGAAGCGTTACCCGAGGGAGGGGATTTTCAAGATTGTTCAAGTGAATACGGAAAATCCCGAGTTATGGAAAGTTTTGCTAAAGGACACTGTGTCGTCAGAAAAGATTCTCTCTTCCGTCACCCCGAGCACGTTGTTCTTGAGTGCGGAGAGAGCAAAAGAGCTTTTGGACTATCAGAGGGATGAGACTCCTCTGAAAGTAACTATGTCTTGCGCAGAGAAGGGCGATTCCAAGACATATACAATTGACCAAATGGAGCTCTATGTAGAGTAACAACACCATACGGGCACCGAGAGTACCTGCGCTCAAGGATAGGGAGCGCCGGGAAATCCTGCCCATGAAAATGCCCCACTTACAGTCGCTGGTAGGTGGGGCGTTTTTTTGTGCCTTTGGGAAACGTCACTCCTTCTTCGGCATGATCGCATCCGCCCACTGCTGCATGACTGGACGGCGTTGCTCAAGGAGGTCGGAGCGTTGATAAGCGCGCAGAACCTTGTCGCTGTTGATGTGGGCGAGCGAACGCTCTGCGAGAGCTTCATGTATGAAGTTCTCTTCACACCAGTCTCGGAAAGTTGATCTCATCCCGTGCATGGTCGCCGTCGTACCAGTCGCCTTGCGAATAAAGGCTCTGGGGCTGTCGATGACCATTTCTTTAGAAGATGATCGTGGGGCCGGGAAGATGAGTTCGCCCGTCTTCTCTGATCGCTCGAGGACGGCAATGGCTTGCTTTGATAAAGGCACGCGGTGCTCGATGCCGCACTTCATTCGCGTAGCCGGGATTGTCCAGATGGCATCGTCGAAGTTTATCTCGTCCCATCGTGCCCCAAGGAATTCCTGAGCGCGTGTCGCCGTGAGGATGCCAAAGAGCGTAGCTCGTGCTACGACGGAAGCCTTTGTCGAGATATCGGGAGCAAAGGCCTTCAGTTCTGCCAAAGGCATTGCTTCGTGGTGCTTGATTTCATGAACCTTTGAGATCGGTGGAAGGAAGAAGGACAGGCCGTCTTTCCAAGTAGCGGGATTGGTTTGGATGATTTCTTCAGCTATTGCCTGAGAGAAGAGACTTTCGAGTCGGCCTCTCAGGCGACTGGCAGTCTCTGGCTTTTCTGTCCAGATGGGCTTGAGGACTTCGAGGATGTCGCCACGCGTGATGTCTTTGACGCGTAGTTGACCGAGGATCGGGACGGCATACGTCTCGATGGTCGAGGTCCACTGCTCAGCGTGCTTGGAATTCTTCCAACGCTTTACATCCTTGATGGTGGCGATGGCGCCAGGGTAGAAGTCTTTGAAAGTGATGTTTTCTTTGCTGTCGGCTTCGTCGTGCTTCAAAGACATCGGGTCAATGCCGTCGGTGACCATTGCCATGATTTTGGCAGCACGTGCTTTGGCGGCGCTGATTGAGACACGAGAAGCTCCTCCGATGGACAAGTCCTTTCGGGTTCCGGCGAAGCGGTAGCGGACAACCCACTGGCGAGAAGACTCAGATCGAACCAACAGCATTAGACCGCCGCCGAGAGAGTAGCGACCGACAGGAAGTGTTAAGACGTTCTTCGAAGTTACTTGAACCTTCACTTTTACCTCCGACGATGTACCAAAAAGAACCACCAAAAGAACCACCGTTGCAGTGTACTATGTGGCGAAATGTGGCGCAATTTGACGGTTTTTGAGGAAGGTGTGTGAGTAGTTAAGTGCCGAAAGTGCTTGATTTACAAGGGAGATAAAGAAAAACCCCGAAGTCACAAGAACTTCGGGGTTTGTGTCTTGGCGGAGAAGGGGGGATTCGAACCCCCGAGGCCCTTATTCGGACCTGCACCCTTAGCAGGGGTGTGCATTCGACCTCTCTGCCACTTCTCCGCAGAAATCCTTCCGCATGCGATCGCGGTCGATGCGTATCACAGGCGGGATGTTCTTGTATCTGCCGTCGGATCGGATTAGTCATTTCCGTCGACCCTCGAACATCAGGAGTGAAAGCATAGCATGCCAAAAGGGAAAAAGCAAAAAAAACTTAAAAAAAGTCCGACGCTTCCCTCCAAGGCCGCCTGCAATCGCCGGACGCCCTGAAAACGGTTGCCCGACAAAGATAAAGCCGCCGATGCTTTTGCATCGACGGCTTCTTAATTAGGTGGTGCGGTAGGCAGGATTCGAACCCACGACCCTCTGGTTCGTAGCCAGATACTC